AATTACTTTCCTGACAGGACCAAACAAGCCTTCAAGAACCAGTTTATGGGTATTTGAACCATCAAGAGTTCCAGTGAAACCAAACCGATACTTACAGTCAGTAAGCTTGTCCAGTATAGAAGTGAGTGATTTTGCTTGAAATAAGTGAGCTTCATCGCCAATTACTACCTCAAATTGTTCGAAATAAGATTTTGGAAGTTTGAATATAGACTGCCAGGTGGAAATTGTAATAGGTTTGTCTGATTGTTTATCTTTACCACCAGAAATGCAATGAACGAGCTTAGATGAATTAAACCCGTAGTCAGCAAAATCAGAGGACAACTGACTGACCAAAGAAGTAGTTGGTACAACGATAAGAGTTTTACGAGCATAATACCTCACGAGCAAATAAATTATAAAAGACTTACCAGAGGCTGTGGGAGAAAGAAGTAGTGATCTTCTCTCCCTAACAGCATGAACGAATGCATCCATTTGATAATCTCTTGGTTGCATTGTAGGTTTAATATTTAGAATGAACTCTTTAGCTTCTTTAAAGGAAAACTCTTCACAGGAAAAATCTGATTGATATTCTAGTTTGTAGGATCTTGACTTACAGAAATCTTCAATATATCTTACTAGTCCAGCGTAGATAAGACCAGTCATAGGGTTAAGGAGTCTGATCTTGCCATCCCAATATTTGTTTCGGTATGAAGGCATAAATTTAGCATCTGGAACTTCAAAAGTGAAATGCTCACTTAGCTCCATCATGATGCCAGGTTCAGACTTAACCTTTACATATACTTCGTTGAATTTCTCTACTTGTACTAGATCCATTAAGAAGATCCCATGATAAACTTCTGCCAATCAATAGCGGACTTGATTAGATACCCTCTATTCATGATGCTTTTAATGATTGAGTCCAGTAAGTCGATCTTTTCTTGCTGTATTCCGATCTTTAAAGATAAGTTCACAATATCTACATCAGCTTCTAGATACATGGGAATATCACTCTTTAATACCATACCCTTTGGTGGTAATCTCCAACCCTTATCTTTGGTTTCTTCATTTGGTCCTTGTGTTAGGAACTCATATTTATCAAGCTTAAGCTGCTTCATTTCCGATTCTTGTTTACGGAGAAGAAGACGCTCTTGTGTATATATTCTATAGTATTTGTGGTGTAGTTTTGGAATTACTAAAGCTTCATCGCCTAATTCAGTTTTATCAACTTTGGAATCTGCTTCCCACAGTTCTAGAATTTCTTCTAGTTTCATATGTCACCTCATTAATGAATAATGTAGTATTATACTATACTTTATTGATATTGTAAAGTGTATATTTAAATGTAGCTGTAGCTTCTACGTAATTGACATCAGTATCTGTTGTAGTGAAGTTTAATCCAGATAATGATACGGGGTGGGCGTCTGTGTATACTATTTCATAATTAGCCATCTTAGTGCTGGAAAGAACCATAACTGAAATATCTGAATAGATACCTTCACCAGTCCAGCTATCTTTTTGTTGTATTTGATAGTATTGATCTGAGTCTTCTGGTTTACCAAGAGACTTAATCCAATTATGAATCTCAAGATAGTTCTGTAGGTCTTCATCTACCTTAAAGGATACATTGAGATTAGTGTAATCAATGTGATCACCGGGAATAGGCATTCTGACTAGTGGGCTAGGAATATCCACTTGTCTTAACGATATCATAGGAATATTAACTTTTTGGATGAAGAAATTAACATGAGGCGCTTTCTTAATCGTGAACTTAAAGTTAAGTGGACTAAGAAAGTTCTTATTAGATGGTGTGTTATCTATGGCTGTCATATTAACTCCTAATTAAACATCTAATATTTATAAATATTAGAATATATCCGTCACGGAGCGCCAACTCCCACGGATTCTAAACCTGTTAGGAGGTTCAGCATGAGTATTTATCCCAGAAAATGTTTGCATTGTCAGGTAGAAATATCTGGACGATTGGATAAGAAATTTTGTTCTAGGAGATGCAAACAAAATTACAGAGAAAAAAATAAAAGGAAACCATACACCATTCATAAAAAGATGGTTTGTGAGGAATGTGGATTTGTACCTATACACCCATGTCAATTAGACGTTGATCATATGGATGGTGATAAAAAGAATAATAATATAGAAAATTTGAAAACTCTATGCGCTAATTGCCATAGATTAAAAACTAGATTAAAAAGAGATTTTGTTCCATTGAATCATAGATAAAAAAAGGGGGGCAAACGCCCCCCAGTTTCTCGCCCCCTTGTTTACGGGGTCTACTTAGCAACTCTTACATAAGGTTGTTAACGATGATGCGGCGATAATACTTGTTAGTGCTGATTGTGCGACCACCAAGACCCTGGGTTAGACCCTGAGCGAATGGGTTAGCAACAATGCCATAACGAGTCTTGAAGCCGATCTTTGGCTGGAAGCTTGACTGATCGACTGCGCGAACCATCTGTAGTGGAACGTATGGGCAGTAGAAGAGGCCAGCATCGAATGCGCTTGAACCCTTATAACCTACTGTTAGATAGTTACCACCTAGAGCGTATGGATCGATATAAACCTTTAGGCGACCATTTAGAACACCAGCGAAGGTGTTGCCTGTATCGTCAACCTGTAGGTTGTTTGAGTTAAGGGCTGGAGCGTAATCTAGAACACCGGCCATCTGTAGAGCAGAAGCAACGTCTGAAGAACAGATAACGATGTTACCCTTGCCTCTACGAGTCTGCTTGGCGATCTGGTTGGCTTCACGCTCTAGCTGGAACATTAGTCCCTTGAACTTCTCAACTGACCAACGACCGTTTGAGTCGGTGTCAAGATCGAAGACGCCAGCTGTCGTGACATTCTCCTGAGCGCCTGGCTCAGCTGTGATGTTGACTGTACGTACAACTTCACGGTTGATTTCGGCTAGGATCTCAGCGGAGAGAATGTTGGATAGCTCTGTCTCAGCGTCAAGACCGTGAATAGCCTTGAGATCCTGAGCGAGTTCCATGGTGTACTCTGCCTTGAGGGCGCGTGATACTGCAGTAACAGTAACCTTCTCGATTGAGAAAGCCATCTGTGGGAATGCAGTATTTGAGTCTGTACCAAGAGCTTCAGCCTGAGCTGTTGACATACCTGTAGCAGTGTTATAGGTATTTGTAGCTGTTAGTGGTGTTGTATTTGTGGCACCTGGGATTGTACCCTTGAAACCACCGAATGCAACGTTGGCGTCAGCATTTGGAACTGTTGAGAATGCAGTGTTGACTTCGTTATAGAATGTCTCTGGACCACCGCTGGAGTTTGACCAGTTGTAGGTTGAGGTATTTGTATAACGTGAGCGCATAGCAAAGATAAGTCCTGTTGGACCTGTCATTGGCTGAACGCCGCAGATGTCGTAAGCAATGAGGTTTGGCATTGCGCGACGAACTAGAGAAATTAGAACTGGATCGAATGTATCGATACCACCTGTACCCTGTGTGGATGAAGAACCACCCATTAGGTTAGCAGGAACTAGAGAAGATGTCTCTGTTAGTGTCTGGAAGTCACCATGAGCAGCTGCTTCACGGAGAGCCTTCTCTGTGTTCTCAAGCATAACTGCTGTGACTGAACGACGATGCTGGTCCTTAATCTTACCAAGAGCGTCGTGGTCGAGGACTGGTGCCCACTTGTTTTGAATTTCCTCAGCTAGATACATTTATTTTTCCTTTCTTAGAAAATAAGCTTATTTTTATTTATATATTAGGTATTCTTAACTGTTCTGGAAAGTGCAGCAACGTAGCGGTTAACGACTGGGTCAACGCCAACTGTTGATGCGACTTCACCTTCAAATGTTTCTTCTTCAATGTTTGAAGAATATGAAGTTGTTTCATTCTTAAAATAGTTCTCTTTAACAATCATTAGCTTCTTAGTATATGTGTCAAGATCACCGTCGAACTCAATTCCTTCTGCTAGAGCAGAAAACTTATCTTTCTGAGTTAGTGCAAGATCAGAAGATACTTCTTCAAAAATCTCATTTGCTTTAGCTTCTAGAATGAAACCTTTTAACTCTGCGTTTTCAGAAATTGATTCGTCAAGTTTTGTCTCAAGAGCAGCGACCTTATCAGCCATTGCTTCGAGAACATCAACCTTATCCTCTGGAACATTGATATAATGCTCAGCGAATAGGTTCTTCAATCCTTCAATAAACTCTTCAGCGAGTTCATTGCGTAGGGTTGATTCGATAGCTACTTCGTTCTCTGTCATCCAATTTTCAACAACGTAGTCGAGATATGTGTTGAGCTTTGACGTTAGCTCTTCACCGATAGTAGCAACTTCCTCTGCTAACTTAGCTTCAAACTCTTCTTCAAGACGTGTCTGCTCAGCAATGATTCTTGCGGCGACGGCGGCTTCAAATAGAGTTGAAACCTTTTCCTTTGTCTCTTCTGAAAGATCCTGACCATCAAACATTGCCTCAACGTCTTCCTTGACGCTTAGATGTGGCATTGGATAAGCGGTCTTTGGGCCAGCGCCGAGCTTGGAGTCGATTGTAGCTTGATTATGAGCGGAGTTATCACCAACGCCCCAATCCTTACCTGGACCAAACTGAGCCATAGTAGCATTGAACCAATGTGTTAGATCCTGCTTGCTCATTGCGCCCATAACGCCCATCATATGCTGCATCATACCAATCTTTGATGCGGCTAGAGCCTTGTCGTCGGCAACGGAACGAGCAGCTGGATGTAGTGAAGAAGCAGCGAGAGTTTCCTCGTCCATCTTCTTTCCACACTCTTCTTCTTCCTCTTCCTTTTTCTTCTTGCCTTTTACAGACTTCTTGGAAGAATCTTCATCTTCCTTTTCTTCTTCCTCTTCCTCGTGCTTACCTTCCCAAGCCTTTTTCTTGGCTTCGTCTAGGTTAGCAACGTCTTCAAGGTCGTGTTCGTTATTAGCCATTGAAATAGTCTCCTATTGTGAATTTTAATTTATTTATAATAACTTGGATTTTAGTGCTAATGAAGTTAGATAATTCTCGAAAATAGCTAACTTCTGTTCTTCTAATTCAGCTTTTGACATCTGATGAACTTCTTGCTTAATAATATGAAGCTGCTCTTCTTGCCAAGTTCCTTTAACTGGATCATAGATCCACTCTACTCCTTCCATAATACCTTCAACGAACGCACTTGGAGCGGAAGGATCTGCAACGATATCAGCTGCCGTTGCAATCTTGTAATCTGGCTGAACTTCCATAACGCCTTCTTTCATGGGCTTTAATGAACCCATACCACGAGAAGAAACGCCTAGCTTAGCACCAGACTTTAATAGACCTTTAGCGATGTTACCCATTGGAGTATCAGTTAGCTTTGCCTTACCGATATAATTTGGTCCATCTTTCTTTAATTCAGTGATGATATGTGAAACTCTATCAAGATTGATCTGTGGACCAGCTGGATGTCCTAGCTCACCATAGGCACGCTTTGCATCAACAACTTCCTTGATGTAACGAGCAACTTCTTTATCCATGACTTGCTCTGGATAAATTCTACCGTTACGATTCTTGATATTACTCTGTAAGAAGATGCCGTGAATATAATGCTCTTTCTCTCCGCTTTCTTTTGCTTCTGAAAGATATTCTACATCTTCAAATAATTCGGTAATGAGTTTCATTTCTTTCCCTTAATACTTGTAAGCTATAGGAGTTGCTACCATATTAGCGCCTATGATAATATCAGAACCGCTTTTTTGAATAACAATCTCACTATTACCCAATACGGTAGTTGATGCGAATTGAACACCGTTAGAATATTTTTGAATTAGAATTGTATTAGCAGTTCCTCTATTAACAACACGAACAAGAACGCTTGTGTAAACATCGTTTGCTGTGCTATTAATATCGATTTCGTTTCCTAGTAATTTGAATATCATTAGAGTGTCCCTGTATCAAGTCTGCCCGTTGACCAACCGGCTGCTCCCGGTCCAGTGTAATCTGTAAGAGTAGCTGGAGAATTACCAGACTCAGAACGTCCGTGCATCTTCCAAGCTTTGGCGTAAAGAATTTTCATGCCTTTTTCTTTACCATATTCCTTAACGAAACGCTCTTTATTTGACTTGATCCAATCTTCAATCTTTGGATCTGAAGGAGCAACTTCGTCTAACTTGTTTTTTGCTTTTTCAATACCAGCTTCTCTCTTATCTATATTAACCATATCAGAAGCTTTTCTATTCATTGGATCTTTGATATTCTTTAGTTTCTGAACTTCACTAGCTGCCTTTTTAACATATGCAGCTAAAATTCTTCCAGACAATTCATCTAGTTGTTCATCTTCAGTCATCTTCTTTACTAAGAAAGTTGATCCTTTTAACTTACCGATTGTCTTGTTTGTTCTATCAAGAAGACCAGCTGGTTTGCCTAAACTTCTTGAATCCTTCTTATTTTTCATAAGATGAGAATCTGTAAACTGATTACCGACTCTTAGAGCCTTGCCAATCTCGATTCCTTCGTTGGTCTTTTTATCGACAAGTAACTTGCGATCTTTTTTGTCGGTGTAACCTGGGCATTCGTCCATACCATGAACTTCACACTGCATACCTTCTTTAGTATTGTTACAACCACAGGATTCAGAGAATGACATAATTGCAGTCTTTTTTTCACCAGCACCTAGCTTCTGGTTGGTTATATTTGAGTCTGTCTCTTCGTAAACGCTTGCTTCCTGACGTGGATACTTAGCTGGCTTCGTTGAACCAGTATAAACATCGTCGCCATTACCAACACGATCTTCGTGCTTCTCTACTGGATGCTTATCGTCAATAAACTTTAGACCATCAGGAGAGTTCCATTGGTACATATCCTTATGGTTTAGCTTAACGACCTTGCTGGATTTAACACCAGCTAAAACGTCTTTTAAAGGCTTCTTTGCCATTCTATTCTTCCTCTGATGTTTCTAAAGAATCTTCTTCGTATTCTGGTTCTTGCTCAGCTTCTGGCTCTTGTTCTGGCTCATAATTGTATAACTGTTGAGCGATTTCAACTTTACGAGCTTCAACTCTATCTCTAATTCTATCAACTACGAGATCATTAAAAGCTGCTTCAAACTCAACTGGTTTCTGCTCAGCGGCTGAAATAAGTAAATCATCTAAAGTATATTTATCAGTCATGATATATTATCCTTGCTGTTGTTCTGGTTGTGTACCGGCTGTTCCTGTAACTCTGGTAGCTAGGTCTTTATTCTTAGCTAATACCTGAATTGCTGCCTTGTACTTTTCTTCATCCTTTGGAGTTCTATTAGGTTTACCAAGCTGCTTCATCTGCTTAACGATGATCTGAGCGTTACGAACCTGCTCCATCTTTTTAACTAATTCTTCGTCTCTACCCATAGAGCCTTCAGTTCCTGGCATTAAATCTTGTTGTTGATTCATAGCATCTATCTGCTGAACCATCTGGAGATTCTGTTCAATAACTGGGTTAATCCATCTTGGATCTTGAGACTGATTCTCTGAATTAATTAGAGCATCTTGTACTTCAATATCTTCATCTGATTGATGTAGGATATTCTTACGAATCCAAGTGTGTGAATAATACTTACCCGCAATATTCTGGAACGCATCGGCAAGCTGAATACGACCCTGAGCAATTTCTGCATCTTTAAGTTCGGTGAAGTAATTATCTTTTTCGTAATCGAACTTGATGTCATTAGAGAATATTTTCCAGTCATCAAGAGTCGTGACACCCTTTAGAACTAGTTGCTTCTCTAGCATCTTTAAGAATAACTGAGAAAATCTATTTCTTAGTCTTGTAATGAATCTAACGAACTTCAATTCGTCTCTGGTAATTTCTGTTGCTCTACCTAGTGAGAATAGAGCATCTGAATTAAGTCGTGACACTGGGACGTTTAGAGCGTTCAAAAACTTCTTCTGGAAGTAAAGAACGTCATCCATCTGTCCTAGTGTCTGACCGCCTGGTAGGGTAGTAACCTCCGTACCTCTACCACCTTCACGACGAGGAAGCCAATAGTCTTCAAGCATCGTCATGAATTTACGGTCGTCTCTAATGTCGCCTGTCTGGGCGTCATATATTAATCTGTTCTTATGCTTAACCATAATGTCACGGACGTATTGTTCTGCCTTCATCTTAGGTAGATTACCAACGTCAATGTACCAAATACGGCGTTCGGGCGCACGAGCAAGACGATAAATTACCAAGGCATCTTCCAGTGTGCGCAACTGGTTTAGTGGTTTTATCGCTTTATGAAGATATGAAAGAACCATCGTTCCTTGGTTGTCCGTTAGACCAGAAACAACATGAAGAATAGAGTCCTTAGCAATCTTTAGACCGGTGGTTGATGGTCCAACTGCCTTATTGCCAAAATTAAATCCCTTATCATTAAAAATAAAATATTCGTTAACAGTTTTTGTTACTACTGCATCGCCTGGGTTATTAGCTTGAACTTTTTTCTTCTGAACTTCTCTGACCTTACGTATCTTGCGAGGATCGATATATCTAAGTTCTTTGATGCCTTCTTGTGGCGCTCTCTCGTCAATTACTACATGATAGTATAAACGACCATCAATATACCAACGACGATAAATCTCATAAGCAAAACGATTAAATTCTAGAATCTTTAAACAATTATCAAACTCTTCACGAATAATCTTCTTAATGTTATCGTTAATCTTAACATCTTCAAGATTAATTTCTACGACTTTATCTTCATCGATAGCGATTGATTCGTTTACAATCTCATCAACTGCTGAGTCACACTCAGGCTGAAGAGACATTTCTCTATACTTTGTAACTAATTCTGCTTCAGATCTTACTGTGCCATCTAAGTCTACGTATGTACCAAAAGCACCACCAGCAGAAACGACAACAGCCCCATCATCTGAGTCCTTTGGTGGAGCAAATGATGGTAACTCTACGTCCTGCTTCTTTTTTCTGAATTCGAAACCGAAAAACTCTGCCATTTAAATCTCCAAATATTGGAGGGAGAAAAACTCTCCCCCCACAATTATATAATACTTAGTATTAGAATACTGGGCCAACTTCAGTTTCGCCAAGGTATGGTGTAACCTTACCAGCTGTCTGGAGTGAAGCGTCTTCAATGATTGGTAGCCAATAATCGTATGAGAAGTTAACTGTGAACTCTTCAACTGCATTAGCTGTATCCCAACCTAGTGAAATACCGCTAACCTGAGTTGGGAATGCACCAACTAACTGACATGTACGAAGAATAGCACCGTCTTTACCAAACTGCGTAACGTCAACTGCGAGAGCCTTATAGCCTTCAGCTGATGCTTCTGGTAGACGAATGTTTGACTGAACAGTGTTAATACCGTTCATCCAAGCTTCGAACATTGAACGAACTGAGAAGTCCTCATCGTTCATTACTGTGATTGACCAATCAGCGTAGCTTCTTTCACCAGCAACCTTGATCTTTCTACCGAAATATGGAACTTCGATATTAGAAATCGTTGATTCTGGTAACTCAGCTGCCTTACAAGTAAATACAAACTTGCTAAGAGCGATTGGGTTAACAGGAATCGCTGGTGGAGGAGTTACGACTACTTGGAATAGGGATGGTCTGGCACCTCCATATGTCAGACCATTTGCTTTGAAACTATTAATATTAAAGGGCATCTATATTACTCCTTTTGAGTTTTTATTCTTATTTATTAGAACTTACCAACTACTTCAGAGAATTGTACACCGGTGGGTACAGCAATGAAGTTTAGCTGGATGAAGTTAATACTTCTCGAAGGTTTAATATAGATATCACCGACGAACTGATTGCTATCAACAATCGCAGGTGTATTATTAGTATCATCGCAGACAACATAGAAGTCTGTGATACCACGACGACCCTTGATCGTGCGTAGATATGGAGTTACTAGATTTCTGAACTGTGCTCTTGTGAAAGCATCGTTGAAGTCGAATAACTGATACTTAGCAGCTGTGGAGATAGCTTTCTCTAGGACAATGAACAATCTGCGAACATTGATATGATCGAATGCAGATGGTTTTGCCTGTAGAGTCTTATCGCCATAAAGAACCGTTCCCTGACCTGGGAATGTTACAACTGGGTTAATACCGTTGCTGAATAGAACGTCTCTTTCAGACTTGCGTGGATTCCAAGCAAGCTTAACGAGATTCTTGATCTGACCACGGTTGAAACCAGCTGGTGACCACCAAGCGTCGTTTGTGCTATCTGTTCTAACACATAGACCGGCAATATCGCCGTTTAGTGGAACCCAACGGTAAAGATCGTTATACTTATCATACTGATACTTATAACCAGAGTCAAGAACTGCATAGGATGAACTATGGACAGCGCCTCTCCAAGCCTTAACGGTTAGAGCTTCTGCACCAGAGTTATTGATAACAGTTGACTTATCTGGTGATAGTAGAGCAATACAATCTCTTCTTGTTTCGCAGATATTATCAATGATATAGTTTGCTAGCATGAAGTTAGATACTGTTGTTCCGTTAACTACTGTGGTTCCACCGATTGGCTTACCCTGTAGAACTAGAGAAATATCAATATCTTCTGCTGATGTGAATAGATCGTAAGCAGAACCTAGAACTGCTAGAGTTGCATCGTTTTCGCTTAGACCGTCTGTACCATATACTAGATTGATATCAGCTGGTGCTGTAGCGGTTGAAGAAGCAACATTTAGAGCAGTTGCAGATGGAGCAACGCTACGGTCGTTAGCCCACCAGACATACTTTGATGACTGATTGATAACGTCTTTATAGTAATTGCCTGTACCATCGTTGTTCTTAGCGTCTGTAGCTCTTGAAAGACCCTTATAGACTTCAAGAATGGTGCCTGGTGTACCACTGAAACCACCATCGTTATCAACGACTACTACGTGTACTTCGTCCTGAGCAGCTGTATTACCGTTATAGAGAACGTAATCAGACTGACCTGGAGCAGAATCAACAACGTTGAAGAACTCCCAATTACGATCAACTGTATCTGATGTATAATTGGTACGAAGTCTGAATGGATCTTCAAAGTTAATTCTTAGGACGTTAGTATTAGCTGCGAAAGAACCAAGTGAACCTGGGGTTGCAGCAATATCTAGTTCGTCACCGAATGCAGTAGTGGCTAGTTTGAAGCCAATTGAGTTAGCCTGAACTACGTGATAGTTTGTACCACCAACTAGACCAGAAACGGCTGGTGCTGTTGTATTGGCATAAACGATAACGTCACCGTTGGTATATGGATTACCTGTAAGTGTGATGAAGTTTAGGTTGCTGTTAATGGCTGTATTACCATCGAACGTTAGACTGGCTGTGTTAACGAATGAGCTATTTGAACCAACTTCTACGCTTATTACCTGTAGATACTGAAGACCAATCGTGCTGTTACCAGCTAGGATCTGATCGCCTACAGTAATACCTGAAGCAAGAGTAGCGGCTGCAGCGTTGGTTGTACCTACGAACTTAACTGTTGCAGAATTAGCACCAACTCTAAATTCAACCTTTGTGCCAGTGGCTGCTAGGTTTGAAGAATAGCTATTAGCTGTATCGCAAACACCGATTCTTAGTGAGTTACCAAGATCACCTGGATACTTTGCAACATACATGAGGTCAGAATCGAAATTACCATCCTTTGCAGTATAGTCGTTTTCGTTCTTTACGATCTGATTAACTAGATTTGCAACATAAGCGGAGGCGCTTGATGGATCGAAGCCAACTGCGGTATATGCTGTTTCTGGACGAGCAAAATAATAGCTTACGTTTGCTGATGTAGCAGTGGTGTTCTGTGAAAGAGTAACGTGAGTTGAATTCTTTGTTAGAACAGAAACCGTTGAAACAAGATTCATAGCTGCAGTGTTGCTAACTGTAACTAGATACATGCCAACAGAAATGGCTGAAGTATCACCAATCTGGATGATGCTGTTGGCGCCAGAAGTGTTGCCTGAAGCTACTGGAGTTGCACCAGTTGTGTCAGCAGCACGTGAAATATATAGACGGTTTGAATATGATAAGAAGTTAGCTGCCGTGAAGAACGTTTCAGCATTAAAATTTGAAGGTTTAGCAAATCTTGAAACTAGAGTATTCTCAGAATCAACGAGAACTCTCTCTCCTACTGGACCCCAACGGAATACGCCAGCAAAGGCACCGTCTGAAGTGGCTACAGCAGGAACGACCGTTGTTAGATCGATTTCTGATACATTAACCCCTGGTGATAGTTGAAAAGCCATTTTTATTATCTCCCTTTATGCGAGAACTTATGTTTTAAACATTTTTTATATTTATAAAATAGGCTTTCTTAGAAATCTTGAGGATTGCTCCAAATCCAGCTGTCAGCTACATACTTTTCATAGTCTTCTTCTACAAATTCATCGTCTCTTCCATTATCCACGAATCCGAAAGGAGCCATGTCCTGCTCCATATCTTCCTCTGTTTTTTCCCTTAGAGACATCAAAGTATTAATGTCAGTGTAGTCTTTGAAGTATTGCTGGTCTGAAAGCCAAGCAAACAAAACGAGACACATTACCATATCGTCGTGCTTGCCTGGTTCAGCCTCATAAGAAGTTCCCTTCTTAGAAAACGTCGAAAGCTCATTTATTGTGTGGAAGTCGTTTAACACTAGTTGGTTCTGTTCAACAAGAAGTTTCAAAATTGAACAACCAACAGACTTCACAATCTTTGTGGTTCTAATACCCTTGTCGATCTTACCGCCTGATGCAAAACCACCTGTAATTCTTTTACCTGATCTACCTGCGTTCTCTGTGAATAGAACGTTTTCATAAGAAAAATCATATTGTAGAGTGTGAGCTACCTGCTCACCAATATCATTCACTTCAACAAGAACTGATGCATTGTTATATGCTTTAGCTGTTCTGTGAATAATATCAGCATAATCTACCGGTGCAACAGCATTATTTCTGAATACACAAACTTGATTGTATGGCATCTTGGTCACATCTAATAACTGAAATGCCGAATAGTCCAGACCCTTACCACGAGAAACGTCACATACCATAATATACACATGACCTTCTTCTGGCTTAATATATTGAATCATGCCATCACGTTCGACCATTGGTGCTTGGTGAACTAATTCTTTGAGTTTCCAACCAGCAATCAGTGTACCAGAAGATCCTAGAAACTCACAGTTATATTCCTGATCGAACTTCTCAACATCGAAGTTCATACCTGCAATGGTACTTTTCCTCCATTCTTCGTCTCTGCCTGGAACCTCTTTCCAGTTAACTAGAATAGGGCTGTAACCATTCTTATTTTCAATAGCGTTAATCCAAGTGGCATAGAAGTGATTCAACCCATTCGGGGTAGAAACTAGAATAATCTTTGATTCTGTGCCTGATGAAATTGTAGGATAAACTGATGTAAAGAATTCATCCCAGTTTTCAATAAACGCTGCCTCATCGATGAATAGTAGGTTAATAGAGAAACCACGGATGGCGCTGGCAGAAGTAGCAGCAGCGATAACACGGCTGTTATTTTCGAGAACGAACGATCCTTTGTTCCATTCAACAACGCCCTGTTGTAACCATTTAGGCAGATGCTGATATGCAAGCTGAACACGACCTAGAATTTCTCTGGCCGTATCACCCTTGTTGGCTAGTAGAGCAACAACTTTATCTGGATTGAAAATAATATACCAAAGAATAAAAGCACAAGTCGTGGTAGATTTACCAGCCTGTCGAGCGGTAGTTACAATACTATAACGATTGTCCTTGAAGGATTTAACCATATTCTTCTGGTAATCATACAACTTGAAGCTCGTTAGACCTTCATCGACGTTGATGATTTTCATATAGGTTTCTGTGAAGTATACGGGGTCTTGAGAACACTTGACGTATTCTTGAACGAGATCAGGAGTCCATTCTATATTTTGATTTGATCTCTTTAGATTAACATTACCCTTATAACCAGCATCGCTATTAGTCATTCTTAGTATTCATATCCTTGATCATTTTTTGTAATTCAGCAGTTGAGCCAACGAAAAGATTATTGTTAATAGTCTTAGCCTTTTCATTGGTTGGTGCATCAGCTACATCTATTTCTCTTATTTTAGTTTGAAGTTCCAACAGATCTTTGTTAGCTTGAATCATAGTTTCCATCATTTTAGATAGAACTTCAAACGCTCGTGGATGTTGGGAAGATGCAGCTATTTGACCTAACTTATCCATGGCCTCTTTACCACTTTGTATTACTTCATACAAATTGGATCTAGCTGCCTCGAAATCGTTTCTAGCACTATCGTCATGAGCTTTCGCTAACATGTTATCTATAGTTTTTTCAAACTCTAGAGCAGGTAGCCCTAGAGCTTTACCCATAGGGTCATTATCTTTTTCAGTCATTTACCTCATCTTCTTCATATATCATAGTAATAAAGCCATAATCATCTTCAGCGTCTATTTCTACATATGGTAAAGTATCTATACTCGTATTAGGAGCGCCATAGTAATTTATTGGATTACCGTTAGCGTCTAATCCTGGTTGTACCGTGACTCTCTCTGCAATCGGCGTGATACCTCTACCTTCAACGGCTGTGTTTGTTGCTGGAATGTAGAAGTTAGTTTTAACAAACTTAATAATACCAGAAGACTTAACTGGACCATAGATGTATCCTTTCAGTGTGAAATCTAATTCCCAAATAATAGCCCTTCTATCCTTAAATTCACCGTCATAGTTATCACTATAACCAATATTATTTAGAACGATTGGGATGTCAATCTTAACTTCAACTTCTGGAATTAGATTTACGGTTGTAGTCCAGTCTGGAGTGAAATAAGGTAGAATTTGTTCTATGATCTTAGTTCCATCCTCAACATTCTTAGCGTAAACGAACGCCTTGAAATTTATATTATATGGGACTGGATTATATTGGTATTTAAATTTACTAGCATCGGTATCGCTTCTATATGAACTTTTACCGACTGTGTTTAACTTTCTAGAACCATCATATGACATCTTTCCCATTTCGAATGAGATCATAGGAAGTGGTGTTGTCGCTGATGGTCTATCAATTCCAGGATCTTGCATAACACGAGCAAGCATCTTATCTTTAGCCGCATACGTTACAGGAACTCTTAATAACGATGTAACATTGCCATCTTTATCCGTTCTAGTGATACGGATATTATTCAGTAGCGTTCCCATAAGAATAACATATTTACGAATAAGACTGAAATAGAATGTTTGATTAAACATTAAATGTTCCCTTCGCTAAATGGATCTATTGAAGAGAAATCAACGAATAAATCAGACTCCCTTTGAATCTCATCGTTATCAGCTGCTGGAACTAGATCTGACATAGATGAATTTTCAAGAACTAGATATTCATCGTCTTCTGTTAAGATACCATCAGACGTTTCGGTTTCAATTAACCAATCTAGAATATTAGTGCTTAGTTTCTTCTCAAGACTATCTATTTCAGGTATACCAGTATTCATTCTTTCGCCTGAATACTCGAATAGTTCACAAACCATTTTCCAAGTATACAATTTACCCAGAGGATAAAACATCTGGAATTTTTCAACATATTTGATCTGAAAGCATTTACCATTAAGAGGAAAATAAATTAAATCTCCTTCGTTGGGTCTTACTTGTGTTGTGTTATTTCCTACCTCTTCAGCAAATATTCTCTGAGCAACAGAAAAAGTAACTTGATTTCTAATCTCAACGCCGAACTTAGATAAAAAATCACCATCTCCGGTAAACCCATCTACGGACTCAATATACATTGCTATAGGATATGCAACATCATACGAAGATTGGTCATCTGCTCCGTATACATCGTCATAATTGTTCAGTTTTCTGGGTATATATTGAACGTCATGGCCGTAAATAGAAATTGACTCTATAATCAAATTTTCTAAAAGAAACTGTTCTTGGCTGGCTTGGAAATTATTAAAGAAAAAATTGGTACTGCCTGACATTATTTTCTTCCTTTAATCCAGCCTTCTGGTTCCGTTCCTGGAAAATATAAACCGCTTGAGTTATTGTTAGGATTATGGAACCAACTTTTCCCTAATTTAGCTTGCGATAGTTTATATTTATGTTCTTCTTTGAACTTTCTTCCTTGCGCCGATAACGACATTTTTCTTTTAGTTTCTTCGTTATGGGGTGTTCCCCATCTATTGTTTTTGAAACCAATTTTACTATTTTTCATTTTAAGTCTTGATTTTTGGGATACAACTTTACCCTTTTCGCTTTCGCTGATTTTTCTTTTTGTTGACTCTGTGTGACGTTTTAAAATATAACAACCATTGTTATTGTGCATGTTATAAAACTGTTCATCAAGTCTGGCGTTCACAGCTTGAAGTATTTTAGTTTCAAACTTTCTCATATCAGACAAATCACCTTCAGCGATAATCTGTCTACTAAAATCTTTAGGACGTTTGTTATACTCTTCCATCATATACTTGCTGGAACAAATATATCCATCATCAGTTGATCCTTTATGAGAACCAACATATAACATATTTGTTTTTTTATCCGTCCAACAATAAACGAAAGCTTCCATCGAGTCCGTCCTAACCTATCATATCGGTTGCAGGCAAGCTGTATGTGTAAATCATTTCTCTCTCAAGATCAGCTCTTTCGGTGGTAGCTTCGTCATAAATCTTTTGACCGTTAAAGGTTAGTCCACCTGGCATTTTCATACCTTCGAACTTTTTAAGATTTTGACCCCACTGTTGTTTAATTAGGCAAGAAGCATAACGCTGTAACCAACGATCTCCCCAAGCCTTCGTATAAACGTCTGGATCAACAACTTGATATGCTTCTACTATAATATAGTTACCGGGAGAAATCTGATCCCATGACATATCAATATAAAGCTTATTCATATGACGGTTATATCTTAGTGGTTGCTTGCCAATTAACATCTGCTCAAGGAATTGAACATGACTCATAGCCATATAATATGGAACCATAGAGACTGATGTTAGGGTATAAAGATCGTTTAATGCGATCTGATAACGAATATTGAATAGGTTATTAAGACCTAAAGCTGATCCTAGATCGAATATATTAACAACGCCAATAATATTATCTGGCATAGTGATATATCTGTTTGATATATCGGTGGAGTCAACTATCTTTTTATAATAGGTTTTCTCTGAACCATCAAAGTGATAATCCCAGTAGTAACGTAATGCTTCATCAATACGATCAGAAACCTGATCATCGTCTACGTTAATTTCAATAACTGGTTTACCTAATTTTCTTAGGCAATACTCTGCGAATTCAGATCTAGAAGTTGGCACTGACATATTACTTGCCCTCTGTTAGTTTAGATTCTAATTCTTCAACTTTAGCTGTTAATTCTTTGATACCTTCAATTAACAGAGGAACGATTTTCTCGTATTGAACTGTCATATAATGTTCACCGGTCTTAGAAATAGTATTACCATCTTTATCGTTTGCTAAGTCAAATGGTGCTGGCTTAACGACTTGTGGAAGAACTTTCTTGATTTGTCCGGCAAGAACACCAACCTGTTCGCTTTTATCTGTGTAACCAAAAGATGCGGCAAGATCGTTACTGTTGTATAAAACACCTGAAATTTGTTTAATCTTAGCTAGTGCGTCTTTAATTACTGTAATATTTTCTTTCAATCTTTCGTCAGAATAGAAAGCGGTAATATTCTGTGTAGCGTTAATATAACCTGCACCTTGGTTATAAGAAGTACCAACACCAAGACCCTGAGTCGTATAACAGAAAGAACCGCTACTAACTGGACCAGTTAATGTACCAGAAGCTGTAATCCAGCTACCGTAGTTACCAAGATCGTTAGTGAAAGAGGAAAGGTTTGTTGGTCTTCCAGATACATTAGTCCAAGCTACGCCACCTGATGTACCAGTAACGCTAATAGACCACGTACCACTGTTTTTAACAACTTGTGTTCCATTAACATATAGTTCAGCTCCTGGCATATAATAACTAGTACCATCATAATAAACATATCTATTACCGGCACTATTTAAAAACAATACACCGGAAGCTCCACCAGAACGATAGCAATATAAATCACCAGCTGCTACAGTTAGATTTCCGTTAATTGTTCCAGAAGATGCGGTAAGAGTTCCACCAGTTAGGTTTGTAGCATTTGTAGCACTACTAGCACTGCCGGACGATGTTGAATATGAAGCAGAATTTACATTAAAGTTTGATGGATTATAAACGTAAATATTTGTACCATCATTTGAACCCCAAAGCCATGATGGCTGACCTGACTGACCAGACCAGTTAAATGTCATAGCTGCACCAGAACCACCGCTCTGTGCTAAAGTAGATGCTTTTGTAGAGGTTCCAGCATTACCAGTAACGCTAATAGACCATGTACCACTATCGTTAAGAACAGCTCTTGTTCCACCCTGTGTGATATTACCTGATGCGTTGAATGTGCCTGTGACTGAAAGTTTGTAGGAAGGATTTGCGTCACCAAAGCCAACGTTACCGTTAGAAGCGAAATAAGAAGCAGTTCCTAATGTTAGATTATTTGCCCCGGCTACTATACCGTTCTTAACGATAAAATCTTTATCTGCCATGGTTCACTTTCCCCTCTGGTTAGTGTTTTTATCTTTATTTATATAATAAAAAAGGGACCGAAATGGTCCCTTTAATTTTAGTTGATAACCTTGTCCGATAATGGCCCTTCAGGTGGTGGCGATCTCAGCTGAGCGTCAGCCTGCATCTGAACGGCATTAAAAGTTCCCATTGCTGTTTCGATTGGTAGCTTAACAAGGCCACCCATAACAACGTTTAGCTGTTCAATCGTCAACTCAAGTTTTACAGTCTTATCCATAATTTACTATCTCCTAATTATGTATTGCTAGTTGCCGTATTTGGCGCTGGTGCCCATGGTAGATTTGCTTCTACTACAGGATTCTTTTTATCGTCAATTTGCTTCTGAATCTGTGTATTGACGTGTTCTTCGTATGAACCAACAACTACTGCCTTAATCCATGTAAGAACATCAGCTTCTGTTAGCTGATTAAATGGAATAAAGGATGTATTTGCTGGCATCGTATTGGCAGTAAATGGAGTGGCTCCAGAGAAAGTTCCTTCGTTTCCATTACCATCGTTGCCAATCTTTTTCCAATATGTCTGAACTACAACATCGTCAGCAGAACCGACTGTTGTAGTCTTTAGACCGGTGACTTCCCATGTATATGTTACTGCCATTTTAGTTTGCCTCTTATAAATTTGATGCTGATCTAAAAAAAGTATTTATATCTTCTTCTGTCATCCCAAATGCTGTGCCAATCACACTTGTTAGTGGATGGTTTCTTTGAAACTCTGTTGCTCCAGACAAAAGCATTTCTGCATTGAACTTGTCTGTGGGGTCTGTGATTGTATCAACAATAGCCTGTAGTGGAGCAGGAATAAAACCTGTCTTAACTGCCTGTAGAGCATCCTCTTGTGAAATGAAACCCTGAATAGCCGCCTGTTGAAAGAACTGACGGTCAGATATAAAAGTAATGATACGAGTATCATCTTCGTCATCGGCAGGGTCTGGTGTATTACCTTGCGCCAACCAAAGCTGAAATTCAGCCCATGCTTCTGTCTTATCCTGACCGATGATTTCCCAATCAGAAGTGCGCCAGAATGTTTCAGTATCATCTTTATGTCTTTTCTTATATAGCTTCATTATTTTCTTCCATATACCTTAACGTAACCAGATATTGTGCCAGAAGAGGCATAAATTCTGAAACCAGAAATCGCAGAGTTAAATGATAGCAAACCAGTAAAGTTTATCTTGTTACCACCATCAATCGTAGAATCCCATGCACCAGCAATACCAGTCATAATTGGCATAGTATCTGTTCTTGATGGATATACAATAGAAGCAATACCTGTAATACCGGCATAGTTACGAATACGACCACCACAACCTATATCAATATAGCTGTTTGGTCCATAACCTTGTGAACCACCAGCATTCCAGATGGCAGAGTATGTTCTATAGTCACCAGCCGCCGTTCTCCATGCGCCACCAACATAGAACTGCATATAGATACCAGCACTCATTGAACCGGGAACAACTTGGAATTGAATTTCATATGCTTTATATGTGCTATCATTAAAGCATGTTGTCGATTCAATAGTAGATGCACCAGATGCTGAAAGATCAGCAATAAGAATTGAACCGCCGTTATTAGAGTTAGAATATCTAATCCAGCTACTGAAACTATTACCAGTGATGTTTCTGGTATATAGTTCATGTGCTTTATCTTCCCAACCCCATGCAACTTGAACACCCCAATAGTTAGAAGAATTAGAGTGTCTGAAGTTTTGTTGAACCCACCAACCACCGCCAGTAGGACAGTTTGTACCAGAGTTTAAGTCACCACCATAACGGAAAGAGTCGGCGGGTGTGTTTTGGAAATCTGAATCCCAGTTACCAGAACGTCCTGTGCTTTGAATGCCAGAAAGTCTAGAAGCACCAGCAAGATTGGCATAATAGGCTGTATCGTCAGTATCATAAAATATAGGTGCTCTAATTGAAGTTCCTGAATAGAAGAAACCAGAACCACCTTGATACACATTTGCATTACTATAATAATTTAAATAGATCATATTTCCTGATTTGCAATCAATATGCAAATTACCATCGGTCGCACAAACAGACGCTTCATCAGACGGACGACCGTTTGTACCTACCCATAGATATCTATTCCAAGACGCATTTGGACCAAAATAAGCACCACCTCTAATTCTTAGTGCTTGGTCTGATGTAGAGTTTGGATCTATGTAGTAGCCAGTATCGTCAGAATCATAAAATACTGGCGCTCTCCAAGAACCAGATGCATACCCATAACCAAATACAGAAAACTGTGCAGTTTCACCATTTCCACCTGGTCCGAATTTTGCTATATTTGACCAGCTTCCGATAGTTCCTGTTGTATATTGAACATATAATGGAACGCCATTTCCATCGTCCCATTTTCTAAATCTGTGACTATAATAACCATTAGTATAGTTACCATTAATAACAAATCCTTGGCCATCTTGTAAAACAGAAGATCCATAAGCTGTATTAAAGGTTATAAGACCTGATATTTTTGATGATGAATTAGGATCAATATAATAAGTTGTATCATCGTAATCATATATTACAGGCGATCTAAATTGAACTGGTGCGTAAACAACTCTATCTGTTCCTATTGTAAGTCCAGAAGATCCGCCGCCAGGCATAAAATATAGATTTTTAGACGAACCGCTATATCCATAATACATTTCACCAACATTGGTTGAAATGACCATATTAGAGCCATCATTACGAATCCAAGCTCCTGTTGATGGATCACCATCGCTTAATGTAATAGCTGTATTGTCGGTCGATGGTCTGACTGTAAATTTACCTAGTGGTGATTTAGTATTAATACCAACATTACCTCCAGAAGCAATCCATAAACGAGAAGGATCGTTACTGGTCATGATACCAAAACCGGTTGAACCTACAGTACCAACAACTGCTGTATTTCCAGCATAATTACCGTTTAGACGAACATCACCACCGCCGCCGTAAGCTCTGAATTGATCTTGTGAATTTATTATTCCATTAACATCTAATGCATATGCTGGCGATGTTGTAGAAACACCAACGTTACCATTCGCCCCAATATATAAACGTTGTGTCCCGGCAGTTCCAAAACTTGTAGAACCAGAACCGTCATTATTGTTAATATAGAATGAACCATTTTTATACTTAACCATATCAACAGTAGTAGCAGCACCACCAGAACTATTAGCAGTAATAAAACGCATAATAGCACCAGCACTTACACCAGTATCCGTATTTTGCAGATCAAAATATCTTAAAGTATTAGCTGCAGCAGATTGATTTCCAACTTGAAGATCACCGTTATTTGTAAAAGATGCACGAATTGTATTGTTTGAGTAAATATTAAATGTATGATTAGATACGGTGCCAATAGAACCAGAAGAACTAGAGGTGTTATAAAGAATAGACGTTACTGTACCATCTGTGACTTTTAAACCATCATTAGTGCTACTGTTAATGTTTAATTTGCTTGATGGTGATGTAGTTCCAATACCAACATTACCATTAGCTGAAATATCAATACCAGTTCTTGAATTAGTTGTACTAACTGCATAAATTTTTATACCAGTACCAATTCCACTATCATTACCGGCTTGAATATTATAATACAAATCTGATGGATTTGAGGTGCTAGTAAAAGAATAAAAATGAGAAGTTCTAGGAAACGCATTACCAGCAGATGAGTTTGCGAACACCCCCGGCGCAACAAATTGCCAACCATTCCAATAAGGATTAGATGCGTTATTAGAACCTACAACCGCAACATAAGCAGAACCATTAGCTGAAGGTTTATAAAAACTAGCATAAGCCGCAACAGAAGAATTAAACGTTATAGATGATGAGTTAGCTACAACATTAACAGTAGAATTACCTACAGATACATATGAAGATGAAGATACATTACCGCTTAATAACGTAGTATATGCGCCAGAAGTATTAGCAACAAACCAATTAGCAGTAGTATTACCACCATAAAAGTTATTTGCTTGGAAGTTAGCTAAACGAAAACTAGTGTTACTTGTATCAATGTATGGACTAGCATCTGGTTCTGGACCATAGTTGTCAAATACTTTCCATATACCATCGGTTGCATCTCTAAAGATACCAGTATGAGCATAAGTACCATCGTTATAATTACCAGCAATACCAATATCTGGATTACTAACGTCATTATTAGAATTAAGATAAATCATATTATCAGACACTGATAAGTTATTAGCGCCGATAATATTGACGTTACCAGAAACTACTAGATTTCCAGTAAGAGTCATTCCGCCAAATTCTACCGTATCTGTATTACGAACATTCTGATTCATACGGTATGGTAATCTAGCTTCTGCTAGTGTACCAGTATTAACGTTTGTAGCATTGGAAGCGAATACTGTAGCGTTAGTATATGCAGCAGATGCATTAGCGACTATTGCCGAGTTAGCAGTTCCTATTTTCGTATCTGTGTAGCTGACAGCATTAGTATATGCAGTAGCAGCGTTTCCAGTAATTGCAGAATTAGCTGTACCAATCTTGGTATCAACATAAGAAACAGAATTACTATAAGCCGCTGAAGCATTGGCCACAATAGCGCTATTAGCTGTACCAATTTTAGTATCTGTATATGAAGTAGCATTACTATAGGCAGCACTAGCATTAGCTATAATAGCACTGTTCGCAGTTCCTATCTTTGTATCAGTGTATGTTACTGAATTACTATACGCAGAAGATGCGTTAGAGGTAATTTGTCCTTGAATAGTCGATAAACTAGACCCACCTAGATAAGCAGCATTATTAGCATCACCAGTATATCCAGAAGAGTTAATAGTAATACCCGCAACGTTAACAGAAGTGATCGCAGTAGAGTTTACTGTGATTGAATTAATGATAACATTTGCGTTATTAGCTAGTCTGGATAAGTCATTGGTTACTGACATGTTTTACCTTTTTATTGGTATTTAGGTATTTGCTACTGGAATAGTGGCTAGTGCCTCTTCATTTCTCTGAGCGGCTGTTTTTACCCAACCATTATCAAAAGCTGCTGCTACGATTTCATCCTTAGAACCGGGAATTGATTGACCAGCTTCTAGAAACTTTTGAACAGCAACTGCTACGATTTCATCAATAGCAATTCTTGCTCTTTCGTGTGCTGCGTTCTGAATCCAATCATCAACAGAAGCTGCGGCATACTGCATAGCTAGATCTTCAGTTGCTGTGTAAGTAATTGTATAATTTGCCATTGTTTACTCCTTGATTGACATAATTAACTTAATAAAGTGATTGATAGCGAGCATCTAGTATCGCCTGAACATTCTAAAGTTCCACTACCAGAAACTGCAAAAAGAGCGACGTCTATATAATCTGTGGCGCTTCCATTGACGACGCCAGTTGTACTGAATTGTTGATATGCTAGACCAGAACCTGTTTGGAAGGTGCCAAATTGCCCTGAACCATTTACTCTAATATACAAATTATAATATTGAGCCGAACCTCCATTTAACTGAATAGAAGCTGTTACCAGATATTTACCTGCCACTGGCATCGTGAATCTGTATGTTGAAGTATTAAAATGGCTGCCAATATTAGATAGTGCACTATTATATGGAATTACTTGGTTTCCATTAACTACAGTGACATTACCAGCGCTGGAAACTGCTCTACAATAAGGTTGATTCGGACTAATAACATTACCGTTCACATCAATAATTGTTCTGGCAGTATTGTTAGTTCCCAGAACAAGAGATGAATTATCTATATTAATTAGATGAAGACCGCTATATCCGTATGTTGAACCAGCTTTCCATCCAATATATGATCTATCTGAACTACCATCACTAGAATTGATAAGACCTACGACATGCAGTTTTTGAGTTGGGGATGCAGTCCCAATACCGATGTTGCCATTAGCGGCAATTCTCATACGTTCTACGTTTGAATTAGAACCAGCATAACCAGTGTTGAAAGCTACATAATTAGCTTGTTGCGATATTGTTATTCCTTTTGAATAATTATCAGAATCAACAACTCCAATTTCAGTAAAACCCCCAACACCACCAACGCCATAACCTTTGACATAAGACCCATAAGTGGATCCTAAAGTAGCGTCGGTTATTTTTATTACAGAAGAATTAGCATCTCCATATACGTGCAGTTTAGAACTAGGCGTGGTCCCTATACCAACGTTGCCGTTTGCAGAAACATAAAATTTAACTGAATTGTTTGTTGATAAAAATACGCCAGCAGCGCCTGGAGTGCCAATACCAAAATCTGTATTACTACCGGAAGCAACACGATTAGCAGTCCCAATATAGCCTGTTATCGAAGATCCATTGAAATATGTAGAATAGAAACCGTTTGAAGAAGTTGATTCAAACCCAACAATAGCTCCGTCGGCTGCTGCAGCTACATATAGTGGATATGCTGGATTACTATTTCCAATACCAATATTACCATTCGCTGCTATCATCACTCTGTTTGAATTGTTTGAAATAATATATAAAGGAACTGCAGTCGTAGTACCAAGCTGAAAATAGCTACCACCAACAGCTCTATAAACACCAAAATTAGTCCCGTCGCCAGAAAGCGTTACTGTTCCGTCTCCAGAAGGAGTAGACAGAAACAATCTGGATGTATTTGATGTAGTTGTACCGAAATATAAATTGGCATTGATTATAGCATTATTGCTGATAAATGTAGTGCCATTTATAGAAACTTTATGGACAGGAGCAGTATTACCAAAACCAATATTATCGTTGGCTGAAATGAAAATATCAGTTCCACCATTGGCAGCAAGTTGCAATGAACCGTTCGAGGAAAGAGTAATGTTAGTACTATTTCCTGTGGTTCCGCTTAGACCTATTGCTTGACTTAGTAATTTACTTGTCATTTAACTGCCTTTTTGATATTATTTATTATCCTAAGAAATAACCCCACTGGTTCCACTGACCACCATAGAGGTTAGCGCTATCGGTTCTATAAAAAGCAAAACCGATAGTGTCATTTACTGCCATATCTACTATTACTGTAATATTAACTAATGTGTGTTGAGAAGAATCATAACCAGATTGGACTTGTTGACCATAAGATGCACCATTTTTCCAAATAGAAGATGTAAATACTCCTGTATGAGGATAAAATAATCCATAACATCCTATCATATATTTTCCAGCAACAGGGGCAGTGAACAATCCAGTAGAAGTATTATAATTAGCATTAGAAATAACTGCTGATGATGGTTTGGAAACCACCCATGTTGTTGTTGCAAGGGTAGTACCGCCAGAATAAAACCATGCATGTTGGTATGGTTTTCTTACCTGACCGTTAGCGTCTATTAATAATCTTTGTAGACCTTGAGTTCTGAAGTCATGAAAACCAGATGCTCCAGTCATATATCTGTGGGCTAAATGATTATTTGTTTGATCAAAAATTTCCCAAGAAGAGGCGCTAGATATACCCATACCAGCATATATATTTGTAGAAACGCCAGAACCATCTTTACTGGTCATGTCTAAAGAACAATAACCATTGTTAGTAGTTGCTTCCATCTTTACTCTAAGAGAACCATCAACAATATGGACTCTTCTAGAAGCAGTTGGAGCGTTGGTACCAATACCAATATTTCCTGTTGTTTCAATACGCATACGCTCATTTGTTAGCACGTAACCAGGAGTTCCTGCTGATCTAGCAGTGGCAAAAGCTATTGATCCAGTTGATCCTATGACTGAAACATTAGAAGATGGCCCATCACCAGAACACAAACTTAATTCTGATATAGAAGCAGAAGAATTAGCTTCAACAATTCTAATAGCAGCAGCATCATCATTTTGAAAAATAGCAATATCATAACTCGCTAATCTTTGATCGTAAGTTGTGCCTAATACTTGTAAAGCACCAGTTGTTAATCCAGTACGAATTATATTATTAGCATAAGTCTGTATAAGACCTGTATTTGATATCAAAAGTCTTGTAGATGAAGCAGTAGAATCGTATATAGAAAACTCACCAGCACCGGAAGAATAATTAGATCCAATTCTATAGGTTCTTCCGTTTGTAGAAGAACTTATGAAACTCATAGAAGTTCCATTATTGTTACTTGATGTGAGTCTTATCAGATCGCCGCCTTGATCGTTGCTAGTAATGTGTAACTTTGTGACTGGATTTGTGTTACCAATTCCAAAATTACCATTAGCAGCAAAGATGGCCCTAGTAGAACCACCAGCAGAAACAGAAACAGAATTAACATAATATAGATTCAAGATACTTGAAGCAACCTGTAGATAAGCTGTACCAATACCGCTGTTATCTGCCAGTGATACGAATGGGTTGGACCCACCAAAAACTCTTAAAGAACTGTTTGTTGCGATTACACCGGGAACGGTTAGCTTATAGTCTGGTGTTGCTGTACCAATACCAACATTACCGTTAGCAACAACATAGGCGGCTGTTCCAATAGTAAACGTATTAGAAGCAATAGCATTGATAGTTGCTGGCCCAGAACCAAAAGTAACATTAGAAGAACTATTAGAAATCTTCAAGCTAGTTTCTGTAACAACAACATTAACAGTGGAATTTCCAATAATTAATGACGAACCATTCAGAGCGATATTACCAGCAGAAATCTGAGTGTTAACAGTGCTATTACCAACAGTAACATTACCTGAAATTGTCCCACCAGTTAGCGGTAAGAAGTTCACAACAGCCATAGTTCTTAAAGAGAAAATCTGAACAATATCACCAGCATTAACACCAATATCCAATACAACTGACGTTCCGTTAGTTGCTGTATAGTCTGATTGTGGAATGTTGATACCATTAACAGATACCAGAATAGTTCCATTAACATAAGAAAGAGTATTAGAATTATCATCAACACCAGTAAAGGTTGTTTGGCCTGATGATGCAGTATAAACATAGTTTACAGCATTAGTAACCCAGTCTGCTGTATCAAAAGTAGAAGCAGAAGCAACAAATAGAACGTCATTAAGGGATGCTGCTGATTGTAGAACGATAGTTGAACCATCGATGGCAGTATAGTCAGATGTTGGAGTTAGACGGCGACCGTTGAGGAACACATCGCAGAAGCCAACAGAATAGTTTAATACATATTTGTTATCGTCAACGCCAGTAAATGTGGTCTGACCATTCGTTGATGTGAACGTAAAGTATTGAATCTGACCTTGACCCGGAGTCTGACCGATATATCCTGCCATTTATTGTTCCTTAAATTTTATATGTTATAGCGCCTATTAGATAACCTGATTGGCCTGTTGCTAATGTTCCTGCGCCAAATGCAGGAGAACCACCATTGTCTGTTCTATTACCTGTTAAATATAATCTGGATGTTCCCGCGAATGTTTCCACATTAACTCCATAACTACCAGCAGGATTTGAAACTCCAAACTTTTCGCTTACTACACCAGCTTCGTATTGAGATTGTGAACCAAATGGTAATCCTCCTATCCATAGGTTACCAGAACCAATATTTGTTAAAGAAGACCATCTTAAATCAAAATTGAGAAATACCACATTACCAATTTTTGTATATCTTCCTGCCTGTAAGCTATAAGTTAAAGTTGGGTTTGTTGTTGAACATTCTAGTGTTGGTGTCCAAGTTCCTTCCTCATAATCATCAAGGGTGTTGGCGTCAGTGCTTGCAACTTGTGTGGCAGGAAACTGTATTCTACCACCAGTCAAACCTAATACACCGTCAGAATTCAATCTCATACGTTCTGTGGTGCCTGTGGCCAAGCCACTTGCTCTGCCTGAAAATACCAAATCACCAACACCATTGGCAATGCCGTTTGTATAAAACAACTTCATAGCCCAAACAGGCAGATATGTTCCATTATCATTTTTGGTAGAAAAATACAAAGCCCCGCCGCCGCCATAATAACCATCTTTGGCAGCTATCATTATAGAAGCATCATGATATCCAGAATCAGAAATATTATTAGAAGTTTGACCAATACCCATAACCATAAGTCTGGAATTCTGGGGTACATTATTAGAACCAATAGTAACACCATTACCTAATGGTTGTAATATCAGAGCATATGTAGCAAGAGTAGAATTAAAATAAGCTCCCTGCATCCATATATGAGAGTTTGCAAACTGCCCGATAAAAAGACTGTCGCCGCCACTATTACCAATTCGAAGTGCTGCTGTTGATGTTAAGTCGTTAGCTACAAGATTTGCACCTGCAACAAGACCACCGGCATGGGTATAGCCTGTTGCTCTAAATGTTCCTGTGACATCAAGTTTGTATGATGGATTAGTAAGACCAATACCAACGTTGCCGCTGGGAGTTATTCTCATTTGTAATTGACCATTGGCGCCAAAATCTAACAAACCAGTAGATGTTAGATTATACATACCCATATTATTACCGTCATTGTAAATATAACCAGCGCTGGTGGCGCTATTACCTAGTCGTAACAATCCACCACCAGTATTTCTTACTTCTAATGTCGTATAATTTGGATAACCAACAGGGGCATTAGTTCCAATACCAACATTGCCATTAGCAACAACATACATTGCTGTGCCAACAGTCATAGTATTGGTTGACACAGTGACGTTGGCTGGAGTTATAGCTCCAGTACCATCAATTAGTGCTGTTGTTAATGACTTTGATATTGGCATCGATTACTCTGCTACTGGTGGGGTTGCAACGCTGGCTGCTATCTGTGCTTCATAAGCAGCAATGACTTCTGGAGTCCATGTTACATCAGCAATATCCTGAACATTCTGAGGCATCTCTGAAATGTCTGAACCGGGAGCAAAAGACCAACGGTGATAGGTCTGTGCGATTTGTTCGCCGTCACGAAGGACTCTTGTTGCTTCTCTTACAAGAAGGGTGCCGTTCTCTGTGACTGTGATTTGATCGATTACTTTAGTTTCTGTTAGTGCCATTTTATTTACCTTTCTGTGTCCGACTACGCTAATCCGGCGTAGTTAATTAGGGTTAACTTATCTTATAAGTGCCTGAAAAACTAATTTTTGAAATGTTGCCATAAGATGACCAAGCTATTGTAGAAAGTGCGCCTGGTGCCGATGACGTTATAATAGCTGAGCCACTATCATAAACACATCCATACATGGCTGTAAATGTGTCACCCGAAGATGGATAACAATAACCACCTAAAGTTTGATAGGCATATCCGTTGGCTAAACCAGCAGCGGAGAATGGTAATCCGGTTATAAAGACTGTTCCTGAACCACCTGTACCTTTACTTGAAAGTAGAATGGTACATCTGACATAGACTAGATCGCCTATCTTAGTATATGTACCAATTCTAGAACTGTATGTAACACCGGTTGGTGGTGTGTCGGCAGTAAATACTGGTGTCCATGAACCTTCTTCATAATCATCAAGAGTATTGGCGTCAGAACTTGCAGATTGTGTAGTAGGAAAAGTAATACCAGTACCACCAGCAGAAGTATTTCCACCTTTTAAACATACTGTTCCGGCGGGACTATATACAGCAAATACATTAGTAAAATTACCACCAGTAGAATTTGTCCAAGAATCACCAAAACCGATTTCAAACTGCCCACCATTAAAACTTCTTATTATACCTGGTTTATTAACTCCACCAGAATCTTGATTACCCATGAGCAAATATTGAGCACCACCAGAAGCAGTAATAGCCATCGAAACAGTAGTAGCAATACTATGATTTGGCGAAGAAACTCCAACTCCTAAATTACCTGCAGGAATAAGAACATTACCATTACCAGTAATATTAAATAAAGCACCACCACCAGCATTAGAAATTTGAAATGCGTTGGCCGATGGAGAACCTAACCAAACACCATTAGTGTTTTCGTTATATCTTAAACCTATAGAGAATGCTTCGTTAGCACAAGCAAACTGTGCTCTGCCATTTCTTAAGTCTAATTTAAAATTAGGGGTAGCTGTACTAAGTCCAACATTACCATTAGCAACAAAATAATTTGAATTACCAACCGTGAACGTATTAGTATATGATCCATTAGCGTAAACAGCAGAGTTTACGTTTAAATTACCTTCTGTTTTACCAAAAGCGTAAGTTGAATTATTAGCAGTACCCGTAAACACAGTGGAGTTAACAGTAGCACCACCAATAACAATGTTGTTACCGCTAATAGTTCCTTTAGTGCTAATTGTTCCTACTGGAACGTCTGCTGTTTTTGGACCGATATATCCGCTCATGTGAGCTCCATCACACTCATCACTGCATCAACACTACTCGCAGTGTTTGAAACAACATATATTGAGTGACCGGTTTGAAGGGCAATTTTATTAATTTCCAAAGAACCACCAACAGGAATTGGCGCCAATGATACAATAGAAGTATTATTGGCGCCATTGTTATGATAAACATTGGCAGTAACTGGGGATGTAGTAATGTTTGATAATGATAGGGTCAACATCATAGCATTTGTTGACGAAGGAACTGAATAAGAACCAACCTGAGTGTTGGATGTTCCCACTGCCCTACTTTGATAATTTTTAAAAGCTGCTGGCATTTTCTAGAGTTCCTTAACTTAATGCGACTGCTATTGCTAGGGCTGTGGTTGGGTTATAATCTACGCCATTAACATACACTGACGTACTATTTATAACACAATTCACTGAAGAGTTCCCTAAGAAAATAGATGTTGGTGTTATATTTGCTGTTCCTGTAGTATTAGAAATCTGTAATACTGATGTATTAACAGTTGAATTAACTGTTGAATTTCCAATGCTAACAGTGGTATTAACAGATACGTTCGTAAATGCACCAGTGTTAGCTGTTACCGACCCTATTGCACCAGGTGATGCCCATGTATATCCAAGAAGATTATTGGCATTATTAGCAGTTAGAATTGCAACGTTACTGGCTAATCCGGCAGAAGTCTGATAGTTCGAAAGGTTAGCTTGTAATTGTGCATTAGAAACAACGTTAGCAGCAGACGTTCCGCCTATGTATAAAGAATTATTAACTGTTCCAATTATAGTCTGCGTAAATGTATGAGTATTGGTCCATGTATACTGTGCTGTAGTATCAATAGATAATAATAAAGAAGTTTGATAACCAAAAATATCTACTATGAAATTATTTGCTGGAGTTGAAGTAAAATCTACAGTGCTACCAGAAGAAATAATAACGTCTGTTCCTGGTATCTGTTTAACACCATTTAGATATACTTGAATCTGATATGGAACGTATCCACCAGAAATCGTAAAACTATTTGCTGTACCATTCGCAGTAAATTGTTGCGACGTTGTTGTTGATACACCATTAGCGTAGAGCGTACCAATACCAACAACGTCAATTAGAGCGCCATTAACTGGAGCAGTTGTAAAACTAAACGTACCACCATCGGTAACGTCTACGTCAACTCCATTACGAAGCATAACGCCGTTTATGAATACTGATATATCGTTTGGTCTATATCCACCAGTTACGATGTATGTATTTGACGTGCCATCGCCTACGTATTGTTGTCTTACATCCAATATACCATTCGCTGAACCACCACCGGTTCCCCAGTAAACAGCAGAACCGTTTGTAGATAATACTTGTCCTGATGTACCAAACTCGCCGTTTGCGAAGATACCGCCCGTAAAAATAATATTGTTGACCGTAGCGTTTGAAGCAACGTTAACTACGTTAAGAGTTGTATTTGTGGAAACGTTTAGGGAGTTTAGATTGGCACCAGTTTCAAAAATCTGACTACCATCAGAAGAATATAGTTTTTTATCGGATAAATTGATAGCAAGTTCGCCAATTGAAAGCGAAGCTGTATTAGGAACTTTACCTGCGACGCTTGAACGACGCAGTTTGAAAATCGTATTAGCCATTCTAGGCTCTCCTAAAGCTCAGTATATACTGAGTATATTAAAATTCATCAATTGATGCTTTTTTAGCTGCCTTTTTAGTATCGGAGCCTTTCATAGATCTAAGTTCTTCCATTTCTCTATGAATGCTATTCAACTCTTCGGTCTGACGTTGTAGTTCTCTTCTAGATTCTTCAGAAGATCTTCTATAATCGTCAATCTGACCTTTTACAGTAGAAAGCTCATTACCAAATTGATTCTTTTCAACAAGCGTCTCACTAAGTTCTTTTTCTAGTTGTTTGATTCGATTCTCATATTGAGAAACTCTCTCTTCAAACATTTTCTTATCAACGGTTAACGCATCTAGCCCCTTAACTGCTTGATCCATACTTCCATTAAGAACTTTAATCTGATCTTGTGATTCTTCGTATTTAGTTGAAATATCTTTAACTACGTTACCAAGAATCATTGATCTAATTTCGAGATCAATACTTTTCCTTATATATTCCAGCATAAGCTGTTCTTGTTTTTGAACGTATAAGGTTAAGTATTGATTCTCTTTATTGTCTACCTTTTCATCATTATCCATAATATATCTATCCTTATTAGAACGAACCACCGTCCAGAATATCATAAACTAGAGCAGAGCCGTTCGATTGTAGAACGTAGCCACTTACGCCTAGAGTTAGTCTGTTATAACCATTGGTTACGTTACCAACTAGGATTGATTGATCAATCGTGTCCTTATATCCTGTACCACCTTCTGTTCCTGCTAGAGCAGTTGAGAGCGTAAGAGTATTAGCTACGATATGAACGTTAAGTGAGCTATTAGCAGTAATATATACCGATGTAGCGTTTGAAGTGAAACCAGCTGAATCGATATAGGTCTGTAGAATAGCAAGAGTAAATCCATTAGCAGCGGTATTAACTAGGTTATTACCAGATAGCTCTTGCTCTGAATTTGTGAATAACTTATAGATACCACCATCAGAAGCGTCACGGAATAGACCAGTATGTCGTTGTGTTGTACCATCAAAATAGTTAGCAGCAAAACCAATATCTACTAAATCGCCAGCGTAGTTATTACCAGCGAGATAGATCATTGGATCAGAAACAATAACCGATGTTACATTTGTAGTTGTAACGTTACCGAATACCTCAAGGCTACCACCGATCTGAACATCGCCGTCGAAATAACCAGTATTAGAATGTAGATTAGCGAAGTGACCTTCAGCCCATCTTAGGCTATTATTACCAAGTAGATAAATCTGATTAGAAGATGGAATCAAATTACTGCTAACTAGAGCAGGAACTGTTAATCTATCAGCTGTAGAATCACCAAGCGTGGTATTAGCGTTTACGTTAAGATTATTAGTAATTACAGCATTATTAACTTTTAGATCTGCCGCTAGAGCATCAACGTTAGCACCAGTGAATACGATCTTTGTCGTATTAGCGGTTAGAACTGTAGCAGATGCGTTACTTACCTTAATCTGATAAGTCTGAATTAGGACGTTACCAGTTGTATTAGCAACGCTGATTACAGGAGAAGCTGAACCAGAAGTTGTTCCGAATACAGCACCGTTACCATTAATCGTAACTGGAGCTAGTGTAGTAGCATTACCCGTTAGCTGAATATAATTAACACCAACGTTAATTGATTCAGTTGTATTGGCCATATAGAGGACTGGCGAAGCCATTCCGCTTGTATTACCAATAACTAGTCCATTACCAGTTAATGTTACATTAGCTAGAGTTGTAGTATTTCCAGCAAAGTTAATCGAAGAAACTGTTATCTCTGAATTACCAGTCGTATTAGCAAAGTATACGGTTGGTGAAGCAGTAACCGTATTATTGCCGATTACAACGCCGTTTGACCAATACGTAGCGGTTGCTAGTGTGGTAGAATTACCAGTAATAAAGAACGCAGACGAATTATGCGTAGCGTTAATCGTGCTATTACCAACGAATACAACTGTACCGTTATTAGCAAAAACACCGCCGTTATTAGCAATTAAGATATTAGCGGTTGAATTACTAAGCGACCAAGAATTAACGTTGAATACGCTATTACCGTAAGCATTAGCAATGTTAATAGATGGAGCAGCTGTTCCAGTATTATTACCGATTACAACGCCATTGCCGCTAATTGAAACTGGAGCTAATGTAGTTGAGTTACCGCCGATTACGATAGACGCAACCGAAACTGTAGTATTACCTACTGTATTAGCAATATAAACTTGAGGAGCAGCTGTACCAGTGCTATCACCAAACGACGCACCATTGCCGTTAATTGTTACAGGAGCAAGAGTCGTAGAGTTACCACCAAATACTAGCGAAGTAACACCTAATAGGGTATTACCTGTAGTATTAGCCATTCTTACAACTGGAGTAGCTGTACTTGTATTATTACCTAGAGATACGCCGTTTGAATTATAAACAGCAGAACCTAAAGATGTCGTATTACCAACAACGAAGAAGGCTGATGAGTTAATAGCAGCATTTACAGAAGTGTTACCAATCGTTAACTGGCTCTGATTAGCCACTAGATTAGCATTAACGCCTGTATCGTCAAATAATCTTAGGAAAGCAGTAGTCGTATTTGAAGAGATTTCATAAGAATATGAATTACTTGTAGACTGATTGAAAGTCTTACCAGTAACCTGAGAATAACCATTTGTGCTGTTAAGATCGATCTCACTGAATTCAAAGGAATTATTACTTGTCTGTAGATATAGACCGCTTAGATCTTTAGTTACATAAGTTTGAGCCTGTCCAAATACCGTACCATTATACGTTTTTGTAATTTCACTATATTGAGTAGAATTAGCCTTTACAAACGATGTCGTATTAACGCTACTGTTACCTGCAAGAATGAAGGTATTAACGTTTGTATCGCTCTTTAAAGCTATTTGATATGGTTGGTTATAAGCACCAAGCGTAGTGTTTGATGTAGTATTACCAAGGAAGATTACGGTATCGTTCGCAATAAACTCTGTACCAATAGTAATAACATCGCCAACATAAAGAGTATTAGATGTCTTATCAAAAGTGAAGCCGGGAACGCCGTTAGCAACGCCTGAGTCGTTAAACTGGATATAGGTATTAGAGCCTGATGTGCCTGTACCCCAATAAATTGAGGTTCCGTTTGTGACTAGAACTTGACCGTTTGAGCCGGGAGAGCCATTAGCAAAAAGAGTAGAAACTACAGCGTTAGCTACGATGACCTTATCAATACCTGAAGTGGCATTGACGACCATAGCCTGGTTTGCTGTAAGAACACCTGGGTATTGAGCGCCAGCAACTCTTAAAGCACCTGAGCCGTCTGGGAGGCCAATCCAGAGTGTATTTGAAGCTTGTGTAAACGCAAATTCGCCGTTACTTAAACCAGTAACGACTGAATTAGATGTTGATCTTTTAATTTGAATTCTGTTATTGGCCATTTTAAGCTCGGCTCCCTTAGATTTTTAATCTATTTATTATTTAAAAGGTTCCACCATCAAGATCTCCCACAATATCCCCAAAATCTATTTTCTTAACAACGTAAGTATCAGAAGGCTCATCATATACTAAAGTCGAGCCATCGTTCCTTTGAGTAAGATTAACATCATGCATTTCGTCTATGGTATCGATACCATTACTTATTATCGGTACATTCTTTAGAGTTACAGGGACAGTTGTATCTATAACCCCAGCAGTGGAATTTGATGAAACTTTTATATTTCTTCGTCTAGATACTACTACGTTTACCATAATTATCTCGTAACTTGTGGTGTAACTGTTACTATACCCTCTACAACTCTAGAAATAGCATTAGTTGATGTTTCTGTTAATTCAACATCATATACATATCTACCAGCAGTTAAAGAACCAGTTTGATTGGCTGTTAATGTTAGAGTTACTTGACCAGAAGCTGCGTTAACAGAAGTTGAAAATGCTGTAGAGTTTGAAGACGTATACCATTTTCTTAACTGAGAATTAGCCGTAAAACCATCAAGACTTAAGATGTCACCGTTTTCATCTGTGAGATCCAAATCTACTGAAAATGTACTTCCTTGATCTATTACTAGATTAGCTTTTGTTGCCATTATAGAGCAGTCCTAAAGAATCTTACAGTTGTATTAGTATACGCACCAGCTGGTGTAAAGTTCAATACAACGTGCGTAAGGTTAGCAGCAATATTAGCAGAGAATATACCCAATACGTTGTTCGTAACAAGCTGAGCATATTCTGTAACGTAAGCATTACCTCTATCGTGAACAGTTAATAGCTTAGACATAGTTCTGTTATTGGCGTTATTATCGAATACATGAACAACATATTCAGCACCAAAACCTGTAACGACCGAATAACTATCAATAAGCTGCGTTGATGTACCGGTTGTGGTGATAGCAGCGTTATAAATTGGAATCGTTGGTAGAGCTGCCCAAGATCCATTAGCGTTAAGGAAGGTATTTCCTTGGGCTATCTGGGAAGTGGTTGGGTTTACGATAGTAATGCTAGTTGTAGAGTTAGCAATTTTAATCGATGTAGAATTAGCAGATACGTTTGTAGCAGTTCCGCCAACATTTAATGTATTAACAACATTTAGGGCTACAGCATTAACGAAGCTTGAGTTAGCTACAAATGTAGTTCCTACTGTATAAGACGCAGCATTAATTGTACCTGTGTGATAAGCACCAGTAGAATTAGCTAGGAATGCAGAAGCAATATTAGCTGATGTTATAGCGTATAGAGTAGCAGTATTAACCTGATTAACAACGTTAATGGCTACAGCGTTAACTAGAGTTGAATTGGCCGTAAATGCAGTTCCAACAGAGAACGTAGCGGTATTAACAGTTCCTGTAGTATTAGCAATAAAGATACCAGAACTATTTGAAACCGAAGAAGAACCAATCGTATAAGATACAGCGTTAACTGTACCAATACCATAAGCGCCGGTTGAGTTGGCAATTAGATAGCCGTTAACATTTAGAGCGGTTGAATTAACAAACGAATTACCTGTACCACCACCAACTGTTAAAGACGTTGTAACTGTTAGGTTATTATTAACTGTTGCGTTATTAGAGATATAAAGAGTGTTAGCAACAATGTTAAACCATTTATTTGATGTATTACCAAGGCTGTAAACGCTATCGGTTGATGGAATTAGATCACCAACTGCGTTACCCGTATACGTTAAACTACCATTAACAACTAGATTACCTCTAACAAAAAGATCATTCTTAACGTTAGCGTAACCACTACCTGCTAATCCAAGTTCGATTATAGCGTTGGCTACGCTTAATGAGCCTCTTGTTGAAATCGTTAGTGCTGTTACTGTTGTATTAGCAGTAGAGTTTGATGCTACAAACGATGTGGTATTAATTACAGTATTAGTTGTGCCTGTACCAAAAGCGATAGCTGGAGTGTTAATCGTACCTGTAATTAAACCTGGAACGATAATTCCAGTATCGTTAGCATAGAAGCCCCAAGTTGTAGCAATAGAAGAAGAATTGATAGTTGTATTAACGCTAGAATTACCCATAGCAGTAACGGTTGAGTTCGTTACTGAATAGATAGTGCTATTACCGATAAACAACGTAGACGTATTAGCAATGACGTTTGAGCCAAGATATACGTTATAAGAAGACATAGATGACGAGTTAATCGTCGTGTTTACGCTATTACCAAGAGCAAACGATGTTGTATTAATTACAACGTTAGTTAGGCTGTTACTTACGAATACTGTTGAAGTATTAACGTAAACATTGGAGCCTACCTTTACAGCAGTTGTATTAGCGATTAAACCACCAGCGCCTGTTGTAATAATTGTTGTATTAACAATACTATTACCAATCGTCAGATCAAGAGGCGTTAATAGAGCCTGAGAATCGTTATTTGATAGGTAAATCGAAGCTGCGTTAACTACGATATTAGAAGTTGGGCTGTTGATTACAAGATTTGTCTTGTTAAGATAAGCATTGGATGTAGTTGGACCAACCCAGAAAGTTGTAGTATTGGTCGATAGATTAGATCCAATATATGTAGCAGACGTATTAACAGCAGATGGTGTGATGATCGTATTGGTAATAGTGTTACCAACAGATATGTAACTAGAATTAACTCTAGTTGTATTAGCTGTTGATATCGTAGAGTTACCAATTACAACCGAAGAAACGATATTGGCTGTATTCGTAGTTAAGTTATTGGAAGTAAAGATTCCAGTGATAGTAGCATCGCCAACAGCTGCGTTAGAACCACCAGCAGTAACAGCATATGTTGATAAAGCATATGCTATTTCATTGGTTCTATTGCGCCAATAATCGAAAGTATTATTATTTGCGGTATTTGCAACTGTTACGGTCATTTATTAACTTCTCTGTAATAATTGGCTTAGCATTTCTTTAATTTCATTGAGATCTCTCTCAACTTTATTGATTCTGTCACTGTTGCGCATATTGTTTTCCATGAAATTCTTCTGCTTTTTATAAGCTTCTAATTTCGAATTATCTACATTCAATATTGCGCCAGATTTCGAATCCTTTACCAAACCCTCTACGTCTGTCTTGATATACATGTAATATCTCCGACTCTATTATTTATAGTTGTAACGCTAAGACTCTTAGATCATCTAATACTGGAACTTTAGAGGTATCATCTGACTGAAGAACAATCTTAATCTGGAATCTCTTAAAGGTAGAGTATAAGTTGAAATTGCTGTTTAGGTATGTCAATCCAGCTGGCGTTACTGAATAAGCACTAACTCCAGAATTATTAGAAGTCCATGGCGTTCCAACGCTTAAGAAAGTATCATTAGCAATCGAAACGACAACTTGTTCGTCGTTATTGACCAATAGAATAGAACCTCTATTCAATTCTGTTGTAAAGGCAGTGCCGCTACCAATAATAGCATTATTGGTCGTATAGGTGGAAACCGTTCCAGTTATAGCCGTAGTTGTATTTGATGATAACCAAGCTGTAGTTGGAGGAACCGCTAAGAAGAACACATTACTTGTATAATTACCATTAAACGGTAAATCTAAAGTTAATTGCGTATCGCTCTGAATTGATAGAATCTGTCTCGTGGTTTCGTTGAATGACGTATTAGCTCTTACGTTTATGAACCAACCGGGGCTTAGATCTGTAGTAAAAGATGTTCCAGACCCTGTAACAGTTGCACTGCTGTTGGCAGCAGTTATAGTACCAACGACTGGGATCATACCAAAAGCTGCTGGGACTGTATACACGAACTCGCTGAAGTTTGATGGGTTACTTGGATCGCTATAGAAAGAATCGTTTTGATTAATTAAAGGAGTCCAAGTTTTTGAAGACATAGGATCAGTATCATCGCCATTTAGGAACTTAACCCAAACCTTGATATCAGATCCTGGTGGTCTAAATGCCGTTAGAGATATATTAATATCCTGAGCGTCTTGACCTGTAGCCAAAGTTACAATCTGTGAAATATACTTTGACTTTGATGTGCCATTATTTAAGAGTTCTTCGTAACTGAACGATACTGGGTCAACATCGTTACCAATAACGAGTTCTTGATTTCTAACAGTATCAATCAAGGGAGAAATATATTCAGAATCCGTGGTTAGATTAGCACGAATCTGCATAGACTTCTTACTACCACCAGATGTAATTTCGTTAGTTCTACTAGCTACCATTCTCTGTTTATCTAAAAACTCTACTTCATACCCAGGTATGATTGGTTGTTCTACATCAGAAGAATAGTCAGCGTATGTATTAGCCATTCCCTTATAATTAAAGGATAAGGTAGTTCCGGCTGGAGTAATATATGCAAACTGAGGAACTAATGCGTCTAATACGACGTTATGTAAAGTTGAAGAGTTTGCGAAACCAACCATGGTATTATGGCTAGGTCCAACGCTTGAGATAGCCGTTGAATTAGCAAATCTATGAATCTGGATATTTGAATTTTCTTTAAAGTTACCAGTTGTATCATCTACGTACAATAAGCTCTTAACGGTATCAAAATAATTCAATGAACCGTAGATGCTAGTATTAGCCTTCAACGATTTAATAACGTGTGTTTCGGCTGTAGCTGTTGTTCTAGTATCGGTAATATCAATATTAGCACCACCAACCGTAGAAGAAAGCGCAACCGATGATGTGTTTACGAAACTTACATAGTAATAAGAATTGCCAGTTAGTGGGGCAATAGGAGTATTTGCCGCTGGAACGCTATAGTATACTCTATCGTATAATTTAATGTATGTATTAGCGTTAGTGATCTTAATAACATCAGTGCTATTATTAAATCCTGTAGTGTTAGCTACAATATTAAAGTTATTCTGGTCGCAATCGAATACATAATCGCCTGGCAATACACCAGCTGATGTATTAACATAAGATAGATTATATATTTCAATAAAATCTGTATCAATATTATTGAAATATGCGTTACCTGAGTTCTGATTAAAGCTTGCTCTCTTCAGTTCAAACTTAATATATTCTGTCTGTAGAGCAGTCCACTGATTCATAGTAGCGCCGTAGAACGCAGTGCCTATTGTTGGCTGACTGAATACCTGTGCGCCAGTTGTGATATCAATGTCACCTAAATTAGCACTATAAACATAATAGTCTGGGTCATTGGCATCTGGTTTAACGATAAAAGCATATTGTTTTCCGTTAGCTAAGAACACTGGAGATTCAAAACGGAAAGTAGTAGGAACAGTTGCATCGTTGCTGGCAGAAATCTGGCTGCTATTTAAGTGAACCGTTGAGAATGGAAGAATGGCATTACCATTTGGATAGCCGTTATCAACTTCGCAAAGATAAACAGTTACGCCGTTAGTAGAAATTTGAGATTTCTGTTTAAAGTAAATATCTAGAGCTGTAGCGTAAATACCAGCTTGACCATCATATGTATTAATCGTCAAGGACTGAGCGATAGGTTCATAGAAAGCTGTTACGTTTAGAATATCAGGAATAGATTGAACGGTAACACTAGTATTTGTAGTAACAACTCTTTCTTCAATGGGTTGATAAGAAAGTTGTGGATTTACTGTCGTTAGTGTGATAGCTCGTTTTGAAACGCTTAGATTTGATGCTGTAAATCTACCGGAACAAATTGTTGTAAAAGCCGTATTACCTAAAGATAAGCTATCAACGTCTGAAATTTGTAGGTTTCTGTCGCCAGTTCTGAATGTAGCTTCTGGAATAGCAAACTGACCTGCAACTACACCGTTAACATCACTGTAAATAGCCGTTCCCCAGTTACCGTTTCTAGGTATGCTATTATAATCAGAAGTGTTGGTGATAGCTGTGTTATAGGTGTTAGATACAGTTCTGACCGCTGGAGCGCAAAAATCGTCAACGTTAATGCTATCAAAGAAGATATGCATTCTGTGATTAGGACGCATATTATAAGCAAGAAAAGAAATAATTCTAGGAGCAATATAAGGCTGAATAGAAACGTCAGTAACGTAATCACCAACCGAAATGGTATTGGCCTGAGAGTCTACCTGTAACTGAAAACCAGATCTATCAGATGTAGTTGTTGTTACCGTAGTTGTAGTATTTGTAGATAAACTTGCCAATTTAATCTCCGTTAAATCATAGAATTATTGGTTTTCCAATCTTCATATGTCTCAAACTTAATTCCAATAGCTGGATAACTAACAGAAAGCAATCCGTTTTGATTTGCTCTAACTGCTTCTGGTATGACTCTTTGTACTTCCTGAGCCATAACGCCAACGTATAGAATGTCACTCCAGATATACTTAAAGATATATAGATTAATTCCGTTAACCAGTTTCTTCAAGAATCTAATCTCACGTTTTAGTCTAATATCAGATCCTGTCCATTGGATATTCTGGTTGCCGATAGTGAAATCGGTTGGGTTATAACCAGCCTGACCAAGATACGTCCAAATGTTAGCGGCAACTGCGCCTGCATTTGTACCACCAGCGACGTAACCAAGATTAACGTCTCTTGTAACCTGATGGATAACGCTATTACTAACGGAAGAAACTGATGTTCTCCAATCACCCCACGTCTGACCGAATGGGCTTTGGGCGAAATCTCTCCATGGTGTAGCGTTGTCAATAACAATATTCATAGAACCAGTATTGATAGTGTCGCCGTGATTATCATAAGATGGGATCAGAATAACAGTTCCATTCCAAGCAAATGCTACGAGAGCAGAACTTCTATATTTAGTTGCATAAGGTTGTCTTAAGAATGAAATCTCATCGTATGGTAGTGTGATAGAACGACCCGTTTTTTGGACGTTATTAACATAGTCAACATAGAAAGTTCCAGAGCTATTTGTAACAGCAGTTGTACTACCATCATTGAATTTAATTTTTACAACTTCTCTTACGATAGCAGGTCTAGCAACACCCTTCTGGGCATCGATAGCAATATTGAATTCTGGGTTAGATACATCAGATAGAGAGAAGTTGCTGAATGGATCTACGAAAATACCATTCTTGAAACGATCTAGGCCGTTAGCATCTGTAACAGTTAGATCTGTTGCCTTTTTCTCTAGTAAAGAAAGCTGCGTGTAATATTCAAGATTGGTAATTCTTTGGTCTAGCTTACCAACGTCTCTCATCGTATAACGACGATTTGTTACAATCGTTGATGAAATTGCGGTGTTGGTATCTCTAATTAGATTTTTAGCTGATGCGTTTAATGCTCTCATTCCATCGGTTTCATCAGAAGATAAGGATGGATATGGAGGAACGTTAAGAACAGCAACCGCCATAGCGTTCTCAGGATATAGTGGCTTCTGAGGATTAGCTGAAGATAGACCTTCCTTAACCTTAACCTTATTATCAGCCGTAATATAGATCAAATCTTTTCTTGGTAGATAATAGGTATAGTTTGCTTCGAAGTTCTCACCATAAGATGGAACGTCTAATCCATAAGTTGAATCATACTTGAAAGTTAGAGTAGCAGATGGATTAACTGTAGCATAAGAAAGAGCAGCGGTAAGCTGTGTAACATTAGCTGTATTACACGTTCCAGTATTATTAGCCGTGTTATTAGCTGGAGTTCTATAATCGATATAATCTCTTAAATATCTCTTAGTTCCAGCCTCATCGACATAGAGAGGAATATCTTTAGTCTGAATAGCATTAGTATTTGCTGTATTAGCATCATCAACTGGATAAGAATCAACTGTAAAGAATCCAATACCCTGCTGAGTATTAGCGTTGAAATAATCCATTTGTACTAATAAACAAGTATTTGGATCTAAAGAACCATATCTTGAATAGATATATCCGTAATCGTAGTGGGTATCTTTCTGTCCTGTGTCTAAAATGAAATCCGCAGTTGCGTCAATGTTGGACGTGCTGAAAGAGCCATCAGTTGAAGAGTAAATCTTCGAAATCTTATGAACGTCACCAACACCAAGGCACCATGGACCATTTGGACCGCCTACGCTATTAGCAACTTTAATCTTAACGAATCGATCTTTATAAATGTCCTTAGTTGCAGGCTTTACCTGAGTTCTAAGAACGTTTAATATAACATCAACCGATAACGTAGTGCTTGGGATTTGTCCAGAATTAATAGTGAATGTTGTTGAATCATTGATTAAAATTGTAGAGGTAACATTATCACCATACTGTGTGATTGGTAGAATTTGACCCTTAATGTAGCTCTTTTTATATGTTTGACCAGATAGACTGGATGGCCATACAGCGTCAACGGTCATGACCGTATTATTCGATACGCTAACAACTTTTCTATAATTAGCGCCAACTTTAATATTATCACCAGGGAAGAATTTCGTCGTAAACGTTGTAGAGCTACCAGTTACCGTGGTTGATGTAGAAGAAATACTAGCAGTACCACCGGCTGGGTTATTAGAACTATCAACGTCTGCTGCGCATATTAACATAAAGTTAGATGCTTGTAGATCTGTCAAAGGAACTAAAGAAGCGCTATATGGTAACTCGTCAATACCACCTTGGGCAGACGTTGGTAAAGTTACAGAAATAACACCACTGGTATTCATGCTCTGACCAGTGATTAACTTTCTATAAACATAGTTTGTGCTTGTATATTCTACGGTCTTTATTCCACCTAGACCAAAGCTATACAATTGTTCTTTGGAAGCAGAACCAACGATGCCATTCGAAACAACGTCACCGACTGCCTTTGTGCCTGTTCCATAATAAACAGATTTAATCTGATTAATATTATAACCGGTATTGAGTTTAATATTAAAGACGTGTAAAGAATATGAAGTATCTGCTAAACCTAATACACCACCAGCGTAATTGAAACATCTAACGGATGCTGTACCGATAGCATTGCCAGTTGGTGATACATTGCAATATGTTCTGGTAGTTACAGCCTGTTGTGGTGTATCATATAGAGTTACAGTCTGTGCTTTAGTGAAATCAAAGCTACCGGCAACTTCGTTTAATATGAAGTAACCACCGTAATTAAATGTAATCTGCTGCGTTAGGTTCGTCTTTGTATCGATACCACGACGCATATTAATATATGTGGTAGCATCTAAGTTGACTCTATAACCTTGAGCATAACCAGAACCGGGATTGATTCTACCAAATACGTTATTTGAATTGAAGCTAATTGCTCCACCAGTGGGTGGAAGGCTGATAGTATCAACTGCGAATGGATTAACAACATAGTTACCAGATTCTTCGTAAGTTCTGGTAGCAACAATATCACCGATTGTAGAATAAAGTTTATTCTGAGTATCTTTCTTAACCAATGCGCCAAAATTGTAAATGGCGATAGGGTTAATTGTATTATTACCAGTGATTTCTGATGGGTCTATGGAAATTAGTGTTGGAACGCATTTTAGACGATGAGCGCCTGGTGCATTTTCGTTAGTATATCCAAGAGCGTTATCTAATAGTGAAGTATCTTGGTTTTCTGTAACAATAGTTTCGTTTAGATCGAAAGCAACAACATTATTACCAGCATATGTTCCGAAATTATTAACAAGACCAAATGTTGAGTTTGATACTCTTACGAAAGCACCATTGATGAAGATAATTCCATCAGAAACCGAAATACCATGAGAATTGCCAGTGGTGTTCTGACCTGGTGTGGTATTAGCGAAAGTATAAACGTTAGCAATCGCAACATTACCAGAGGTAGTTACTTGCTCAAATGTTAATAGGTCACTATTAGAATATAATGCTTCTCCACCTGTGCCTGTATTTAAATATTTTAGATAGAGAATATTATTATCTGGATAGCTTGTAGAGAATCCAGCATTGGCGAATAGAACCTGAGCTTTTAGATTGCTAGTTACGCTAGTGGCTACAGTATTGATTAAATCAACAACGTTTAAAGCAACACTATTAGCGGAACCATTTGAAGCGAAGTCTGCTAATCTAACGTATGGTAAAACAGGAATATCAGTAATAATACAACCTTCAACAATATCACCGCTTTTAAAAGCCCAATTACCAAATCTTTCGATCTGGTTTTGTAAAATTGTTTGTGATTGTGTTAACTCTCTGGCTTGAACCGCAACAGAGGGTCTGAACATAATTCGATGATAATTCTTTAACTCGTTATAATCATCAAAATATGGAGCCACATTGAAGTCTGTTTTAAAAGGCATTTCCTGTCCCTATTTTTAAACTTGAATTATCAACTTAAATGATTCTGCTGTCGTATTAGACCTTGTAACATTATTCAAGTTTTCAATATATATTGGTCTTAAATTCTTTGCGTATACATCGCCTAAGTTAGTTATTGTAATATCTACGCTTTGTGTGCCATCGCTAGATGTTACGGTTTCACCATCGATGAAATATTTATCTCCTGTCAAATACAGGACTGTGGTATTAGAAAAGGCAACTCTTCCGACTGCATTACTGGATTCTCCAGTAACAGTATCACCAACAGTGAAAACAATAGGCGAAGAAACTGTAGCTTCTAATAACTGATTATATGTGTTAGCAGTATATTGACCACCTCTATCAGTATTAGCAAGTAAAATGCGTGGATTCTTGACTATACCAACTTTATTATACTTGGCTTCTGTTGGAATCGTTGAGTTTTCGTTATTAGAGAATGTAAATTGAATTGAGATACCTTGGACGTTTAATTCGGATAGAATATCATATCCATGACCTCCGGGTGGGGGAGTAATCGCATAAAGATTAGCACCAGAACCTGAATTTGTATCCAACGAAATAGAAGCTCTAGAAATATCTTCACCAACATCAAGAACAACGATATCAGATATAGTATTAGATGTAGAATCTACAACGCTATAAGCAACTGGTTGTCTATACCCGTCAGTATCAAAAACAACTCTTGGTGAAATCTTATATTGGGTAGCATTTGGAAGTATACTTGTTGTATTAGCTTCAGTTGAAAGGTAAACCCAGTTACCAACGCTGTTAGAAACATAACTTGAAATTTGGAAAATCTGAGAAGTTGTCGTTATTGTATTGTAGACGTAAATCGCAGAGCCTTTATAAAGATCGTTCTGATCGCTGGCAGAATTTTCAATCTGAATGACCGTTGAGTTAGCAGATCTAACGATACCATTATGATAAGCCGAATATCCAGATCCTGAATTAGAAATCATGACAACTTCTACACCAGCATATGTGTTAGAATATAGAGTTGTAACTGCATTAGCGTAAACAGGGCAATAATCAACAGTGGAGAAAGTAACATACTGCTTGTATGTGATAGAAGTCAAATATCTCCACTTATATCCATCCGAAGTTTGGAAAGTTGAAGATTGAATCGTTGTTGGTCTAATAGTAGATGGAGCACCATTAGCGTTATCTAGGCACTTATAAATGTTATAACTACCACCGGTATATTCTGGAGGAGAGATCACATAATAATTATTATTTGCTAGTAGATTTTTATCAGTATTATCATATCTATCATATATAGAATTAATAGTCCACTGATTGTTTTTAATCAGTGGTGCAAAATTAGAAGGATATAATCTCTTACCGAAAATCATTTCCCAATCGTTAGTAAAAAGGGCTAATTGATCATCGTTTGAGATAGTTGGAATAATACCGTTATGAGGTGTTGGGTTTGCTGCAAAAGCATAATAGTATGACGTATTTGAAGATACGTTATCTAACAACTCATCGATTATTGCTTTTTTATAAGATGGTAACAGTAAACCCATTATTCTTAATACCCTATGGCTGTCCAATAAACATTTGTAGATGTAACATTAGCTGTTCTAATCCGAGCTACCGTATTGTTAGTGCCTACAACAGCTGCCTGATATGTGTCTACTGTTGAGTTACTTGTAGCCGTTACAACATAAGCATTGGTGGTAAAAGCTGATGTGAACGTAGCATTACCATCAGTGCTGTTAGCTGAAATCCATCCCCAATTCATCTTAAACCCATTTGGTAGATATGTATAGCCATTAGCGCCGTTTGTGCTAGTGCCAACAATCAAACCATTATTGGACTGAATTGAAACCGAAGAAGAGTTGATAACAGTATTTACAGACGTGTTACCAACTGTGATGTTTGTATTAACGATAGCTGTGCTGAATAGATTTGAAAAGTTCTGATTTACAGAAACCATGGCGTCTCTTAATGGATCGCCATCGCCACCATTTGGAGTTCCTACGTTAATTGTGATTTGTTGAGTAGCCACCTTATATCCCCTATTTTAACGGTTAAGAGCCTATTCTATCTACTGTTAATGTTGCATTACTTGTATTTATAGTCGTTGAATCAACGGTCAACCATGTATTTGCGTAAATATAATCACTTACTAATATATTTACACTATCAACAGTAACATATGTACTATCCGAGGTCGTATAATTGTAGAAAGATGCTGGCCCACTTTCAACCAGAGTAATTGGACTTTGTAAGACAGAAGGCTGTAGCTCAAATTTACCAAACATTTCAGCCCCAGATGGGTGGAATGTGGTGTATAAAATATCTTTATATTTATCTAATGCAAGAGAAGACTTTAGTTCATATGAATAATCTTGATAGTAGTAACTATCCTGAATGCGCTTATCTGAGTTTAACTCACTGTCATTTACACCCCAATAACCAAACCCTCTACCGATACCCGTTTTTCTAACAATACCTCTAATCTCACTAGCAGTGTCGTATTCGATGATACTTGTTGAAAGAACTGCGCCATAAGCTAAACTGTTTGTAGATCTAACTGTAACAGAAGGAACTGAGTTATATCCAGAACCTGCATACCAAGCGCCAGCAGTTGTATTGATTGAAGTTATGTGGCCCAATGAATTAGTTAGAATTGATCCTCTTGCTGGTGATGATGTAAGACCACCAGAGAAAATAAGAGTATCACCATTAGCATAACCAATACCAGAATTAGCAATAGTTGGGACGTTTAGAATACCATATCTATATGCGTGAACCGTCTCGCCTTCAACGTAAGCTTTACCAGAATTAATAGCCCTAACTGTCTCGACAATATTGTTACCGCTTGAGTTCAGAGCTAAAATTCTATCGTTAATACCATTAATCGTCTTATCTAGACGCTTCATAACAGTTTCAGTAATAGCGAACTGTGCTGGCATGATAACGGGAGCAACGCCATATACAGAACTATCAGTGCACGTGTTATTAGGATAGCCATATAAAACGATCTTAGTATCATCAACAACTTGTCTAATGACTGCTAATTCAGTTGTATCTGTATTGGAGTTATTGGCTGTTAGGTAAACAATATCATCATTAGCGAAATACTTCTTAAATCTTGTGGTCTTGAATGTATGCGTCTCACCGGCTGTTGTTATTGGCTCAGTAATTAAAATCTGAGATCCACCTGGTTCTGTAGTAAGACTAAATGCTGAACTATTAGAGGCATAAATGTAATAGATGTTATTACCAGTTAGACCAACAATTGGAGTATTTCCTGATGGGACTTCGTAATAAATCCAATCGTCTGCCTTTAGATATGTATTAGCGCTGGCGCTCTTAATATCATATGTTGCGTTGTTAACGCTGGTTGTATTAGCATAAACATTAACCGAATAACCATTAACTGATGGTGTGGTTGGATATACAATATCGTTTAGTAGATAATGAGTTTCGGCACTAGCATTGGTATTAGCTGAAATTTGAATAACGTTACCACCTAACGTCTTACTCAAAGTCACAGATGTTGTATTTGTCGTCTTAACGTAATAAAATGTATTTGGGTTAAGATTCGTTATAGCAACATTACCAGTTGGAACACGATATAATACTAAATCGTTTACATCGTAATTTGTATTTGCGTTTGCTATTAATAAAGCATGACTTGTGTTGTTAACCGATGTAGTGTTAGCATATATTGTAGATGTAAACGCACTTAAAATATCATCTGCTCTAAAATAGGTAACTCTTCCTGGTATGTTGATAGACGTTATTGTTGATCTAACGAAAACGTTGGCGGGAGCAATATATCCATTACCAGCTTGAACGTTGGTTAGAGTTGCAATTCTTCCAAAAAGACCATTCGAAAACGCAAGAGCGTCAGATAATGTTGATGATAAATTAGCAGAAGTGTTACTTGGAAATCCATATGCAGTAGCATCTAGAGTTAGATCCAAATAACCAACTAGAGGATCTGTATTATATACTAGATTTTGAGTATCAGCAAGCTTAATGTTAAAGTCTGCGCCTCTACCGGTAGTATCTAATACGTTCTTGTAAATAAACACTGAAGCATTGGCCATAAAACCAAAGCCACCGTTTAGAATTGTGAAGTTTAGAGATCCATAACCACGAAAAAGAGATTTAACCATAACATAAGCATCAACGCCGAACGCCATCTGTTCGCCAGTGCCTGGATCTCTTCTTGCTACCTTAAGAATATCACCAACTTGGAAGTCAACGCCACTGTTGAAAACATCTAGACTATCCAAAGAACCAAGAATAAGCGGAGAAGCTGATGCAATCTCTGTATTAGATATGTAACGCTGATCTATGATTCTTTCACCAACTACGAACTCACCGCCTTTTGGTGATATATTAGAAATATAGACTTTTTGAATAGCATCGTTATTGACGTATTCGGTATTAATATACTCAACTAGAGCTGTCGTCTTAGATGCACTACCTATAATATTTTTACCAATAAGATCCAAGAGATTGGTAGTTAAAGATACTTCCAAATACCTTGGTTCAATCCAAATACCATCAGATACTCTAAGAACATCTCTGCCTGGGAGATAAACTTCAACGTCTTCGTTATAAATCATCTTGAATAGAAGTTTATAACACTGAATAGTTCCCTTTGAACTATAAACGTCGATAATGTGTTTTAATAGAAATCTTTTATTTACGATAACATTGAATGGGATACCATATAGATATTTCTTCTGAAAATATTCAAGAAACTTTTCGACTGTAGTATCAATATCTCTATATTCTAATAATTCACGTGATTCTCTAATTGGTCCGCCATGAGCGTCTCCTGAAATATCACCACTGGATTCCATCCATTCGTAATATGCTTTAACGAATAGAATAAATGTTTCACCTTCCTCTTGGTAGAACTGAGGAAACTGACTTTCAATAAAATTAGAAATGAACTTTTCTGTATAAGAATCCATCTTAATTTACTACCGTCTCTATAACTTCTATGGATACATCTTCAGCCTCAATTAATAGGATCATATTCTTAGTTGAAATAATATCTTTATTTTGTGTTGATAATTCCAACGCTATCGAATTAATATACGACGATGTTTTCAAGTTGGTTATAATAACACGACCTGTTACATAATCAATTGTGCCTATTGCAGAGTTTACTACGTATTTAACGCCATTTATATACGTATATAAAATGATATTGCCGATAGCATCGTCTTCCAAATAGCAGTTAGACCAAATAACATCAGATGAATCCACATAATCAAACGCTGTACTTGTGAACACTCTTTCGTCTGGATACGCTATGCCATTATATACGCCTTCTTGTTCTGGTTTATTATTAAAGCGAATATCGTAAGATGTTTGAAAGTTTAATTTTGGTGAAATTTTCTTAACGATCTTGATATTTGTATCATTACTGGTGATACTAGTGTCAGTCTCATCAATATGAGTTACAAACTTACTATATCTAAAATCATTGCCGAATTTTTCAATATGAGCTTTACTGAATGCTAGAATTTCATCCAAAACACTGCTTTGTATTTCATTGGCATATTTTGTAGTTAATTTTGAATTATATTGAACCACCGTATCAACTTTGATATAGAAATATTCTGGATCTGAAATCTTAACTCTGTTTGGTAATACAATATAATCGTTCAAATACGTCTTAATCTGATTTTTTAGATAATCAGGAGCGATAGTGGAAGATGAAGGTTTAATACAAACAACAACTCTACCATATTCCTTTGGCTCCAATTCTTGACCACCATAGATGATAACGTCATCGATCTGTCCACCGAACTCACTAACAACAAGAGATGCATAGTCGTCCGAAGTAACGGCTCTTTGTTGTGATGCATATTTTCTAGGAGCAGCGAATCTAATAGATTCAATAGATTCCTGATTAGCACCGATGGTTGAAGCTGTTATAACATTAATGTCAGATACAGTAGCACTACCGCCGTTGATGACGCCTAAGTTATCAGTTATGCTGAAATTATCTACCCCGTTACCATCAGTTCCCTCTGTGACAATATAACTAACAGTTATAGAAGAAAGATTATCTGGTTTTCTACCAAACAATCCGTCACCGAAAACAATTTGATATCTACCACCATCTACGGCTTGTAGAAAGAAAACGGTTGATGTGCTTGTAAGACCGAATAAACTGTCAGCCTTAGAATAAGAAACAGAATTTGCACCTGAACTATCAGAAATAGTTACAGTAATAGATGATGTATCAATGCCATCGTTCGTTAAAATGAATCTTTGATCTTCAATGTTATAATCAACTATAAACGAATCTTGAAAATATATACCTTGATTGATTTGAAGGTTATCAATAACGTAATAATTATTACTAGACACATACGTTGTAGTTTGATCGGTTACGAAATTATATGTTCCATTAGAATTAACACCGGAGAATTTTGTTCCCTTTGGAATTGTAATCTTGTTAGCGCCAATACCTGTAGTTGATACCGTAAAAGAGACATTAGCAACAGACGCATGAGAGCTTCTTGGGGTATAGTTTAACTCTTTAGCGTGTGAAATGACAGAATTGTATTTTTGGGCTGAATCCAAAAACATTTCTGACGCAACCATATTCAAATAGAAAGAATTCAAATATGAGTTATACGCCATGACATCTAACAGGACGCTGATATTAGACCCATCGAAATTGTAGTCTTTGAAAACTGATTGTGATTTTAAGTATTCTTTGAAGTTGCCTTTGAGAGTGTCAAAATCAAGGGAACTTAAAACTAATGAGCTGTTTGCCATTATCGGACTCTTTTTAATAGGACGGTAAGAGTAATTGGTTCTGGGTTATTTATTAAAGTATAAAGAATTGTAATATCAAGTGCATTTTCATCAGAAGGATCAATACTTACAGTCGTTTTTATTAGATTTGCTCTTGGTTCATTGTTTTTTATAGTGTTTTCGATCAATAATTCAATCTCATGAGCGTTTTCTGCTGTATTATGTTCAAACAAAGCATTATAGACATCAGACCCAATCAATGGCTGAAATAGTCTTTCACCAAGATTAGTTTTAATAAGATTTCTGAGAGATTGATTTACTGACTGCTCATTTGTAACCCTTGCTAACTGATTACCAAAAGGAGTTTTAGCAAAGCTAGATGTGAAATCAGAAAAGAAATCTTTCTGTTTATTTGTGCCTGTTAGGGCGTCTGCTCTTGTAATTGCCATTTTATCCTACGTCTACTAAACTACTGCCTGAAGATGCTTTGGGGTTACAGTGTTCTCCCCCAAGCGACGGACATAAATTATCTTGGTTGGCGTTATCTGTTACTACAATCACACTCTTACCACCAATCTTAAGATAGGTTTTACTTGCGATTAATCCACCAGCACCGTGCGTATTCTGATCGCCTTCTACTGCCCAAGCTTTTCCATCAATGGTAACAAAACTTTGAGTGGCAATCGTTGTAGCGCCACAAGATCTTTGATCGCCGTGTCTATGTGCTTGCATTCACTTATCCTTGTTCGAACTTAATTTGTGAACCCTTAATTGTGATCGTTCCACTTTCAATCGTAATACTAGATCCACCAACTGTTAGAGTGATCTTACTATCAGCCTTTAAGTTTATTTCTTGTGCCTTAACATTCGCTACATCTGATGCCGTAATCAAAACCTTAGCAGCAGAATTAACCGATGCATCGTTACCAGTCTGTAACAAGAACGTACTGGTGGTTTCTATTTTTCCTTTTTCTTTTACATAAACATCATAGTTCTGTCCAGCGTACATCGATACGTCTTTTTTAAATACGGATGCTTGTACGCCTTCTCCCATAATAACGTGATTCTGTTCTACGTGCTGGAATAGATCACCGCCAAACTTCTGTCTCTTGGTCTGGCTATAACCTTCACTGGAAACACCACCAGAAGCTTGAGATGTCACATGAGCTTCATTGCCCTTAATCTTAACTTCTTTACCACCTGTGCCTCTGATATAATTCTTTTTAATAGCGTGTCCAAAGTCAGCGCCGACTTCTAATCTACCAGTCTTCTCAGCATTAATATCTAAGTGAGCATCTGTATGAGTAGACTTTCCTCCAGCATAATAACCCCTATGTTGACCTGGAAACATAGAAGTATGAATCTCTTTATCGTTATCGTCTTGTTGTGTGGTCTCATAACTACCGCTGGCTTTTAATCTTTCAGTGAAGAACTTTTTAGGTTCATCTGGATTAGCATAAGTCATATGATGACCACCAAGAGCATCCCACTCTCCGTGTACATAACCGTATTTTGGTTCTATGTCCTGTTCGCTTACCGCATCCTTTGGTAATTTCTTATTATGTTTCTTTCCAGCCATTAACTTATTCCTAATAATTTCAATAATTGCGAAACATTCTTCAAGCCACCAGAACTAATACCGCCACCAGAATAACTACCTCCACCAGAAGCACCAGGGAATCCGCTACCTGCTCCACCACCGCCGCCTCCTGAGTTTCCACCGAAGCCACCAAAACTACCCAATAAGCTACCGCCACCAAGACTACCCAATATGCCTCCGATACCACCACCTCCAGAACCGAAGCCTCCCATAATATTAGAAAGACCTCCCATATTACCAAGAGAACCTAAAGCACCTCCCGTACCACCGCCTAAAGCACCTTTACCTAATTCAAAGATTTGATTATTGAGTGCCATATCTTTAGTATATTGCTGAAGAACTTTTCCAACTTCACCCTGATTTAATACAGATTGTGGTAACTGTTCTCCTTGAATTAATCCCATAAGCTGTTGAAGTTGTCCTCCCATCATACCCATTAGATTACCACCACCGCCACCACCGCCGCCTTGGTTTTGGTTTGCTGCACCACTACCCATAGTAGTATTTAACGTATTCGTTTCAACATTATAACTCTCATCAATCAAAATAGTATTTAATATAGAAGCCGTTAATATATAAATGGTTTCTGGTTTAAAATATGGATCCAATAAAGTAGCAATAGATGTTTCAGAGTATGAATAGATTGCTTCTTGCGCAGATTCATAAACGTATGATTTTACTTCTCTCTTTACCCACATTCTTTCATAAGCTGTAGAATTTAAGCTTGGTAGCATATGCTTAAACTCTCTGTAACCGGGATATGGATCATCTTCTATCGTATAAAACTGTTCGACCCAATCGCCTGGAACATCTGTAATTAAATTAACTGCGTTTGGTATCTTTGCTCCGAAGATTGCTTCGTTATAAACCGATACTGGAATATTATCTGGACCATAATATAGAGCAACCTTAATTAGATTGGCAACAGAATTTAACACTAAGTTTCTATAACCGCTATCAATCTTATCAATTCCGCCGTTGCTTAATATCATAACTAGGATTTCAATAACTCTTTCAAATCCATATCTTCTAACTAAGATGGCTAAAGCACCAGTAAAGGAATCTTCAAGAACATTAATGATGCCTGATGGGACAAACGGAACTACGCCAGAACCGAAGTTACCTCCACCTCCGCCGCCACCGCCCATTCCACTGCCCATACCAAGAATACTAATCATCATCATGGCTTGCTGATACATCTGTGGAAACTGCTGAGCGTTACCTTGTGGATCTACCATCTGCATAATAGAAGGAAGATCAGTTTGACCTTTATCAGCCGAAGCAGAAGTTGCTTTATCGGCATTAGGAGCAAACTTATCTCTAACGTCTGTTAACTTTTTAGAATCATCTGGTTTAACTGCTGGTGGATCAGCATATTTTGGATCTTTCTTTGGTGCTTTACCGCCCATCGTCTGATTATTAGGACTTACTCTTTTACCTTGATCGAAAGCGCTTTTAGCCATTAATTATTGTCCTTCTTCGTATAAGCTGGATTATCAATTCCTGGCTTTCTAATCTTACCACCTGAATTCTTCTGAGCGTCTTGAGTATCTGTTCCAACGCCACCATTACTATCATCGTTACCTTCTGGCATATCACCACGAGCAAGAGAGCCTAATACAATTGGATATTGTTTAGCAGTATCATGTGGTAAATATGTAACTAGAACTCTGGATCCAACTTTAAGCCCAGATGGCGAAATACCCATTCTACCAGTAGCAGGAGAAGTAATAGGATGAACGACCATAGCCCAAGGAAGATCATCGTCCTTTACTCCTTGTTCGTCGTTATGGTTATTATAAATTCTAACTTTTACACGACCTGATTTGGTTGGATCGTCTTCAAAGTTTCTAACCTCTCCAATCTCAAACATTATCCATTACCTCCACCGCCTTCTTTATACGAATTACCCTTCACGACTCGTAATATCATGGTGCAATTTGGTGGCTCTTTAGCCACTCTATATTTTGTTCTGATAGCAACGACTAAGCACTTACCATTCCACTGCTTCTCACCTTCTTCAGTATTATCGTTAGCTTTCTTTGGAATCTGTAATTCAATAACCGAACCTAATGTGATCTTAGGATTGTAATAAACTTCTAATTCGGCAGATGTCTGTGCTAATTGAGCTAGAAAGTCAGCTCTTTTAGTTTTTGCTTCTGATGTCTGATGCTTATCCTTATTGTTAACCTTATCATGAATATATCTAATAGGAACAGAATTAGCATAAGATGGTGCTTGCTCGTAAATCTTACTATCGTCTGCGAACTTAAACTTGTTACTTTTATTCGTATTAGTCGCAACAACTTTATGGGTTGTAAGGTCTATAGTATGTTCACTTGATTTACTTAAAGCTCTAGAACCTGTAAAGAATGAATCGGATGGCTTGAACCAAATAATAGAATTTTGTCTTTCCTGTTGATTAGCGCTACTGAAGTTAAGATTTGTTGTTTGTTTTAACTTAACAACAGGCTGTTTCTCGAATAACTCTTCAAACGTCTTGAACACATATTTATGCTCACCGCCTTGATCTGCCTGTTGGAATAAAGCAAAGCAAGATGACTCATACTTTTCTGAAACGTGTTCTCCGTTCATCTTCTTAATAGCATCTAATGGATGCATCTTTGGAATAACAATACGTCTTTGTTTTGTACTTGCTATCTCAATTTGTCTCTTGGTCTTAAATCCTTTTTCAAGAATGTGCTTTACAACATCACCAGTCTTTCCATTAAAACTCTTTTCGACGTGATTACCTTGTGCGTTTAATAACTCTGGAGATACAGCACGAATATCATATTGCTTATGATGACCAGAACCTGTATTGGTTACAGACTGGTCGTTTAAGTTCTTATTCTGATACATCTTCAATTTAAGAGTAGATCCACCTCCACCAAGACTTCCGATGTTATCATCTCCTGAGAACTTGATCTCAACATCTTGGTCATAAGATCCGCTAACTTTGTTTTGACCTAGAGCGTCTGATGGATCTACAACTCTAATCTCAGCGACTGGACCATATGGGTTGAGAATGTCCTCATAAACATTAAATCCAGCCAAAGACACTTTATCAGTGCTGGTTAGATCCATATTACCAACTTTAATTGAAGTTATTTTTATATCACCAGCAGGCATTTTATTCCTTAATCTTCTGTTTAAGACTTTCTACCATATTCTGTTTATAGTCACTATCCAAGATTCTAACAGTCTTGTTATATTCATTTCTTTCAGTTTCGTATTCAAAATACGTAATAGGACTCCAGTATACAACTTCATCGTCTGGTATATTATTAGCAGCGGTTGATACGCTGATGAATTTAGTATTAACCTTACTTTCTGTACCATAGATATAGCTGTTAGAAGTAATAGACACTGAGTTGCTAGTATAATAACTCCCACTAACATGCTGTATTAATATTTCACTATTACTAGACGCAACAAACTGTCCTTTACCCGAATTATAATCATCGAATACAATATCACAGATCTCATCGACCTTGAAGCCTAAACCTTTATCAGTGTAAACAGAAAATGTTGTAGTATTAGCGCCATATGTTATAATCTTGTTAGTAGTTAGAGTCCAATCATTTTTCTTTCTGGTATAACCATTAATTCTATTATTTGTCCCTAGAGTCGGTTCCCAATATTTCTGCATACCAGCAGACATGGCGTTAAATGTACTAACGTCTATATTATCTTGACCAATCCAATTATTTCTATAATACTTAATCTTGGTTTGAGCGTCATAGAAGCTGCCATATTTCTTAACTAGAAAATCTGTAAATTCTCTTTCGCTCATGTACCATTCGTAATATGGATCTACGATATTATTAACAAGATATATTATCCAACTCTTATATTGATCCTCATAATATCTAGCGCTTAGCTGATCTGCTCTCTCGTTTGATGTAATTTCATATGGGTAGAAAACATAAGGATTCTCTGAAACCTTGTCGAGCATAGCAACACGCTTAGTAATATCAACAACTTGATTGTTACTATATGTTATTAATGGAAACTTGTCGAAATATCTTTGTGCCATAAACTTTATCCGTTACATTAGGTCTGGGTCTGTTGATTCCCAAAGCTGGATTTCTTTTAAGTTAAGAGATAGAGTTACCACAGTAGGCGCACCGCTCTTGAAGAAAGATGGACCACCAGAACCTGTAAAGTTAACTTGTACAGAAGTGATAGCACAAGGTTTTAAGGTAAACAAATATTGATTTGGGACGAAACTAACTAAAGCTATTTGTGGGTATTTCATCAAGAATGTGCTTTCTCTTGTTGGAAGAGCAGCCCTCTTGCACTGTTTAATAATTCTTTGTAAAGAATCAGATTCAGATTGAGTGTTTGGTGATAATACCCACTCTAATGTGTGTTCCTTGAATCCTGGTCTTTTGAACATCATGTATTGGAAAGGATTCAAAGCTCTACCAGAAGCGATACCAGCCATTGGAGCAGCAGCTGTAATACCTGCTGTTAATGATGTTCCAAATACTTGACCCAAAGTTCTAGTTACAACGCCTTCTGCGGCACCTTGTGCTGCCTGTGTAGCAGACCACTCTTCCCATATAATGTTCTCAATATCGTTGATTCTTTTTGGCATTGGGAGCTTTATAGACCCACCTAGTGATAATGCACCAGCGCCGCCCGATAAAGAGAAGTCATACAAACCAAACCCAATTCTGGTGTAAAACTGTCTTGTGCCTTGAACCAAATCATTTGGAAAGGCATTATTGTCTTTGTTATATCTTCCAGGTGGTTGTGGAAAGTTTGGCATAGAATCCCCTATAAATACTTTTTTCATTATATTTATTCCGATTACAAACAATGGCTACCTATAAAGGGATTTTTAAACCAAAAAATCCTAGTAAGTATAAAGGCGATCCTACTAACATAATTTACCGTTCAAGATGGGAATTATTGGTTATGAATCGTTTCGATGCAGATCCTAACGTAATATGGTGGTCCTCAGAGGAAACCATAATTCCATATCGTTCGCCTGTAGACAACAGAGTCCACAGATATTTTGTTGATTTCACTGCAAGAATAAACACAGTTGATAACAAGACTAAGACTATTTTAATTGAAGTCAAACCTGCCAGTCAAACAAAACCACCAGTGATTCAAGAAAGTAAGAAGAAATCTAATAAATACATCAAAGAAGTCATGCGCTGGGGTGTAAACTCTGCAAAGTGGAAAGCAGCCAGAGAATACTGCAAAGATAGAGGTTATGAATTTATTATCATGACAGAACACGAACTCGGATTAAAGTTTTAAATGGCCAGTAAAGAAAATCAAGAGTCTGTTGAGTGGTTTAATGACACTTTGGATGAAGTTACCAAAGACAGAAGAAATACATATCAAAAACGAGTCAGACCTTCAGTTGGTAGTATGTACCTTTACATCTACGATCCAAAGACCAAAGACAAGTTGCCAATATGGGACACTTGCCCTCTAGTATTTCCTATGGAATTTTACGATGACGGTTTTCTAGGTCTAAACATGCATTATCTCACACCATTGGCAAGAAAGAAACTTCTTGATTCATTGAAAAACCTACTACTTAATAATGACAAATATAATTCAACAACAAAGTTAGAAAATTTATCATATATGGTATTGAAAGAATATGGTAATTATTTCTATAAATATCAGGCTTGTATAAAAAGATACCTTTATGGTCATGTTAGAAGCTCATTCTTCCTTATTCACCCAAGTCAATGGGATAAGGTTATTATGTTACCGTTGGCAAGATGGGAAATTAATAGCAAAGTAAACAAATACCCATAGGAATCAAAATGGCTTTTAATATAAACAGATTCGCAACAAATATCAGGGACTTTGGTTATCTTGATAACAACTCATTCGTTGTCATGGTACAAACGCCACCAGTTCTTGCGAACGCATATTTAAGCAATCAAGGCAATCCTACAGCAACTGCTTCCATAGCTCAAAATATGAGCTTCCGTATCGATCAAGTCAGAGCGCCTGGCATCTCATTATCGACCGCTGATATTAACAGATACGGTATTGGTCCAACCCAGAAGCAACCTATAGCGGCACAGTTCCAAGAGATTAACATCTCTATTCTAGGCGATCATTATTGCGAGTTTTGGCAATATTGGTATCAGTGGACAAGAGCAGTATTTCAGTATAATGGTGTTAACGGCCAAGCTCCAAACTACACAGCTGAATATAAAGACCAATTCTCTTCAACCATTGTTATTATGATTTGCGATCAGTTTGGTAATATCATTCAAAAGATAAATCTGTTCGAAGCCTTTCCAACGGCTCTTAGAGAAGTTCCTTTATCTTGGGCTGATACAACCAATCTAATGAAGATCAACGTATCTATTGCATTCACTGAGTATTCTATCGAAGGTTCAAGTATGCAGACTATTAGACCACAACCAACTAATATGTTTACAGGAACACAAAGGGAAACTGTAAGTTCTTAATTAATGGAGTTTTAATATGGCTTTACCGAAAATTGACTATCCAATGTACAGAATTGAAATACCATCGATGAAAAAGGAATTTCAATTTAGACCATTTTTAGTTAAAGAAGAAAAACTGTTGCTTATGTCAAAAGAGAGCGAGAATACTGCTGATATTCTAGCAGCTATTAAACAGATTATCAACAACTGCTCTCTTGATAAAACTTTAGATGTTAATAAGCTGGCACTATTTGATTTAGAATACATCTTCTTGAAGCTGAGATCTTTATCGGTAGATAACGTGATCAAGGTAACATATAAAGATAACGAAGATCAGAAGAAGTATGATTTTGATATCAATCTAGATGATGTTAAAATGGTATATCCAGAGAATGTCGATAACAACATCAAGTTATCTGGAAAATCTGGAATCATTATGAAATACCCAACTGCTGCTCTATATGATGATAAAGACTTCTTATCCTTAGAGAAGGATTATATGTTTGAATTAATCGTTCGATGTATTGATTCGATCTATTATGAAGATGAAGTATATCAGTGTAAAGATTATAAGAAGCAAGAACTTAATGATTTTATAGAAAACCTTAATATCAAGGCATTCGAACAGATTCAAAAGTTTCTATTAAATGTTCCTAAAATGGAATACGTTATCACATATGAAAATTCTTTGGGTAATGAACGAAAGATCGTTCTGAATTCGTTAAATGATTTTTTTACTTGGCGCTGAGTCATACATCGTTGTCTAACTATTATTCAACGATATTTTCAATGGTTCAGCATCATAAATATTCCATAAGTGAAGTTGAAGCGCTAATACCATTCGAAAGAGACATTTATGTACAGATGTTAGTTGATTATTTGAAGGAAGTAGAAGAAGCCAAGAAACAAAAATAAGAAGGTAAACCATGGCTGACACAGAAGAGTTAAGTTATATTCTAAATCAAATGAGAAACTCTATGGAGTTCTCAATTTCTCAAGTCGTGGGTGAATTCCGTCAGGCTGCTATGCAGTCAAACGCTAATATCAGTAGAGTCGTAAAAGACATTTATACTGTATTTAAAAGCCAAAGACAAGATGTAGTTGATTTAGAAAACTCTATAAACGATGTAGCATCTGAAACTCAAGAAATGTCGTCAAAGATTGATAGACTTGGTGTCTACATGCAGGATCTTATCTCTGTAGAAACTAACATTCTAGGTTCTATTAGAGATATGGGAAAGAACATCGTTATCCTTAACGATAGCACCGAATCTCTAAACGAGAACATGAAAGAATCTCTAGGTGAAAAGGGATTACTTGGTGCAATTACCTCTGGTGTTGGTACTCTTTCTAGCGGTCTTTGGGAATTAACTAAAATGGGTATCGGTGCCGGTGCTGTGGTAGGCGGCGCATCTATGCTCGGCGGTGATTCTAATACTAGTAGTTTTAATTGGGGGTCTGGACCAGAAAACGTTAATATGAAAGCCGCAGCCGATGCTATTAAATCGATTGAATCGAAAGGTAGCGGCGGTTATAAAGCACAAAACCCAGGCAGTTCTGCTTCTGGTGCTTATCAATTTATTGACTCAACTTGGCAAAGCGCAGCTGCTGGCGCTGGTATTGGAACTCAATTTAAAAGAGCAGTAGATGCTCCACCAGAAATTCAAGATGCGGTATTTAATGACTACTTCCAAAAACTAATTAAAAAGGAAGGATTGAGAAACGCCGTATTAACTCACTTTCTTGGTCCTAAACATACTATATCCGCAGAAGCACAAAGAAATAATATAACACCAAGTTCTTATCTTTCAAAATTTGAAAGATCGTATAGTGCTGGTTCCTCTACTAATCCATCAGAATCAGCTTCTGCTACTACTCCAAGATCTGATGCTACACCAGCTGCTGTAACTCCTTCTGGTAAAGATTCAGAAAGAATGGAAGGCGCTTCTCCTTTACCATCTGGCGATCTAGTCGCTTTAGGAAAAGCTCTTCAAGGTATGGGAATTAGAGTTTCTGAGCACCCAGCTTTCGGAGGCGTTCATCCAGAGCAACATCATCCTGGATCTGCGCATAACGATGGTATGGCTATGGATATTAACGCTCCTGGTAATATAGTAGAAGCAAGAGATCCTGTATGGGGTCCAAAGTTTGATAAGTTAGCTAAACAATTACAAGCTGCTGGTTATACTGTTCTTTGGAGAGTTAAAGATCACGATAATCATATTCATGCTCAAATAGGCGGTAAAGGTATTAGAGGTGGTGCGTCTGCTATCGGTGGTTTGATGGGAGCATCACCCGATCAAGCACATAGCGAAGCATATAATAAATCCACGTTAACTCCCGGCTCAACGCCAATGACAACAGTACAAACTGTTCCACCGCCTTCTGCTAGTGCTGAAAGAACAGAATCTGGTTCTACTGCTATTTCTAGACCAATGGAACCTGCTGGATCTAATCTACCTATGCAAATTGGATTAGGAGCTTTAAATAGTTTTATGCCAGGTGGTCTTGGTGGAATAGTAGGATCGTTCTTACCTATGCTAACTAGTGCTTTAGGTAATATGAACGCACCTATGCCTCAAGCTGCCTTAATGCCTTCTATTGGTCCAGGTCAATTAATAGGTGGAACTTCTTTACCAGAAATGAATAGTCAGATAGTTAAACAAACTGCTGTTCAATCTGCTGCTAATCAAGAAACATTCCAAGAGAGTTTATTTAACGAAACTCCTGCTCAAAATAACATTCAAGTCAACGGCGGTCAATCTGGATATATCGGAGATATGGCTGGATATAATTATAATCATCCAGCTGATGTTAGTTGGCCAGATTGGGCATCTTTAATCGGTGGCAATCACTGGGAAGAAGCTAAGAAAATTAAAAAGCACATGGGTGCATAAAAAAGGGGGCTAATGCCCCCTAATTTTACTTGTCCTTTAGTTTATTGAAAAACTCTTCTAGTTCTGCATTATCATCATCGTCTCCAGAATAGCTAGGAGCGTGAGTAGCCTTAAAGGAGGGCGCTCTATCTTCGTCTAGGCTATCCTCTACCTTAGAAGCTTTAGGGGCGCTAGGAGAGCCTAGAACCTTGGATAAACGGGCTTCTAATTCCTCGTAAGACTTAAAATTAGATGGCGCAAGAAACTCTTGTAGAGAATACTCCTGCTTCCATACTGCCTCTAGCTTCTTGTCGTCATCGAACAGAGGGCCAGCCTTATCAAACTCAGACTTATCGTAATTACGATAACCTTCCACCTGACGAATCTTTAGCTTGAAGTTAGCACCTGACCAAAGATCGAAAGGATTGACTGCCTCTTCGTCCTCAAACTGAGGCTCCATAGCTTCCTTTAGCTTATCAAAGATCTTCTTTCCATACTTGAAGAGATAGACTTTGCCTTCCTTGTCTGGATTACCAGAATCATGGACTACGTAGATATTGGAAATGAAGTTAAGCTTGCGCTTCTGCTTACGAGCGATTTCCTTGTTAGACTCAATACCGCTATTCCAAAGCTTAGTATTGTAGTCAGAAACAGGATCGTTCTTACCAAGAGTGGTTAGTGAGTTCTCAATATACCAACCGCCTGGACCCTTGAAACCATGCTCAAATAGACGAATGAATGGAACGTCTTCTTCGCCAGGGGCGGGGAGGAAACGAATAACAGCATAACCATTACCTGCCTTATCAGCAGTTGGTTGCCAAAAACGCTCGTCGTCTTTGTTGTTTGATTCGTTACCAGAAACTTTAGTGAGTTCTTGAGTGAGGGACTCTAGGGACTTCTTACCAGAAGAGGCTTTTAGTTTAGCAAAATCTACCATATTAATCTCCGTATGATCGTATGTTTGTATAACGGGCATTTGTATCACCCGATATATTTATACTACTTCAATTAGCCGTAAAAGTCTAGTAATATTTTACGGAATTTATCTTTATCATATTTTATGAACGGAATGTATTTCTTTGCCTTTAGACTGATTTCCTCCCACACTGGATCGTATTCCATTTTCCTATCAAAGAACGGAATAGATTCTGTTAAATCTAAAATTACACAGAAAGTCTCTAAACATATAGCATTTCTCAGATATAGTTTCAAGAGAATAGGATGCTCACCATCCTTACAAACAAAGTTGTAATTGAACGGTTTACAAAGATGTTCGTTGGTTTCTTGTTTAAAGATATATGAAAGAGATTGGTTACGTTTCTTCCAAGTCTGAAACTTTAGTTGAGCATCATCTGAATATGCAAGATCACGAATCCAAAGCTTCGGATTGTCACTAAGATTAGCAATAAGAAACTCATGGTAATCCTGATTTTTCGCAAGTTTGTCAAAGAAGATTTTATCCTTGCGTTTAGCAAACGACGCTGCCTTTACACCAGTCTTACCATTATACTTTATGTAGTCATATTCTTTCTTAGTGAAATGGTTTTTAAGAGCTATGTAATCTTTATAGACTTCAAAGGAGGACATTTAATAATCTCACATTCACCAGTTTTCAAATAATTAAGGAATTTGAAGTATAATCCCTTCTCACGACCATAAGCCTCTATTTCCCAAGGCTGCTCCCAATAGTCCATTTTCTCATGTAGATACCTGTCACCATGCCATTTCACCATTCTCATGGGTCTGAATATATCTTTCAACTCGCCTTTGGCATACTGCTTGAGATGCACCATCTCATGCGCCAAGGCTAAAAGTGTTTCTTTCTTGCTGAGAGATCTGTCAATGGTTATATTGAATACTCTGCTGCAATGGTTATCGTCAACCCAGTCACAGTAACCGTAATCATTGTCGTTTTCTGCAAACTTTTCAAAAATCACAGTTAATTGTATGTTTTCATATAACTTTCCAGCGCCTAACAAATATTTTGCGTAGAAAACCACTGCCTTTTTTATCACGGTATTCGGTACATGTGCTGGCTTGCCAATTGTTTTTAAAAGCATATTGGCCTCCAACAATGGTTTAACCATTTATTTATATTGGAAGGCGTGCGCCCCGCTTCAAAACATTTAAATTTTCAGCCTCAAGCTGAATCTTGGATTTCATCACTGGGTCTTTCTTGATCCAGTATGCAGCTGTTTCAATCTCAAGATTGTTCTTCTGGCACCAAAACACAACAGCATCAATATATTCTATGTTTTTGTCTTTGCAGAGAGATTCTATCTCTTCTACGAAGCTTGAATTTTTAAACATTGTTTTTCATATTCCTTCAATTCCTTAATTCTTCTTTCAAGATATTCCTGTATGTGCAAATCATTAGTTCTAAGAGCCTTGTTTCTATTCAATTCCTGTTGTAATGACCACATTACAGTGCTGGCATGTGAATATGAATAAGACTCTTTAGATTGCATAGAATTATTCCTTAATTGTGATTGTTGTGTATTCACCTTTGGTCATATTATAAAGAGTAGAAGCATTGCTTGGAGAAAGGCGAACGCAGCCGTGAGAAGCGGGTCTACCCAAAGCACCAACATGAGGAGTAGCGTGAATTGCATAACCACCGCTAAAAAAGATAGAATTGGGCATCGGCGCATTGTCGTATTTCTTTGAGTAGTGCATGGGTTGATAGGCATAAGGATGGAAAGTTCCAGTAGGGGTATAATAACCTCTACGAGCAGTAGAGACTGGCCATACGTCCATAAGCTCTCCACCGTCATAAACGCTCATAGTCTGTTTACGTTTTGAGATTACAATATCAAAATCAGCTAGAGCAGAAGTAGAAAATAAAATAGCAGCAACGACTAATAGTTTATTCATGAAAGATACCCTAGAATAGCGCCAACTGGACCAACGAAAACACCGATACAGCGAAGAATGAACTTGGCCGTTAAGGGATTATCCATCGTGTTCCAAATTGAAATAATATTCATAACCCAACCAACAGCAAATACGAGCCAGATTGCGATTATTGTAAGATAATAAACAGCACCATATTCTTTGTGCCCATGATAAAGCGCCATAATATATACTCCAATATCAGTGATTATGATTCTGCTTGCGCCAGAGCCAAGATGTTAGTTTTAACAATGATTGATGTAGTTGATTGATGAAAGAACTATTCCAAAGCCAATGATTATGTCTTGACATTTTGTTCTCCCCAAATATGATAGGTTTTTATATTTATATGGCGATTCCGATTGGATTCGAACCAATGACCTACTGCTTAGAAGGCAGTTGCTCTATCCAGCTGAGCTACGGAATCGTTAGATATAATCTACTACGATAGAGAAAAAAGTAAACCTGTTAATCGTTAGTTCCATTTAGATGTAATTGATGATGTAATTCTCTATGACAGTTAGAACAAAGACAAATACATTTATCCAATTCTTCTTTTATATATTCCCAATTACGATTCCTCAAAGTTCCCCAACTATGTTCTTTTTCTGATGGATTAACATGATGAAAATCTAAAGCACCATAAAACTTATCATACCCACAATTACTACACTTACCACCAAGATAATCAATGGCTTTCAGTTTTAATTTAGTAATAGCTTGATGTCGTTTTTTATTGGTACATGATTTACAACGCGATTCAAAAGCTTTAGAATCTTGTTTTTTCTTATGTGCGTTTTTTGATGTAAGTTTAACGCCACAATCAATACAATTAGCCATACCAATCCTTTAAATAAAAAAGCAGACTTTTCTGTTTCTAGGCAAGTCGCCAGCCCAATGGATTATGCTACTAGAGCATAAACTCCAAAAGATGCGTCGTTATCGTTTGCATCTACGTTTCGCCTTCGATCTCCTTACGACCTTACTGAATCCTGTCGAACCTGAATCGCCCCCATCAAAGATACA